TCAGTACCGCCATCAATATCCAGATCAGCAATGTTTATACTGCCATCAGGAAACGTAGGAGTACCCGCAAACGTCACACCCGTTGTACCTGTTGGTATCGACATGACGGTAGCGTCTGCATCGTTTTTAATAGTTACGTCTGATGTAGAACCCTGACCCGTAAGCACCAAACCATCAGCCGCAGCATAGCCCATAGCAGCGGCATCACCCGCAGACGTATCGCCCGTGGGCAAGAATGTTCCGCCGCTTGCAGTAACGTCACCCGTAAATGTCCGTGATGATATTTCAAATGTGCTATAAGAAATAATCTCTAACGTGTCGTTAGCAACCGCAGCAACCGCCAGCACAACGTCTGAGCTATTGGTCGCGGTAAAATCGGCAGGTGCAAGTTTCACACCGTTCATATAAACATCTACAAATCCGGGTGTATATCCACTTGTGGGGAAGCTGGTTTGCCCAGCCGTTGCCGTAAATGAATCACGCTTTTGTGTAGCCTGCGGGACTGCGCCCGTGCCGATATATCCAGCCATTAGGTGATCTCCAAGACCGATAATACAGTATCTACGCTGCTTGCCGTGTCTGATATTACTTTAACAACATCAGCAGCTTCTAAGATAATTTTCCCATCCAGCACAGACAGCGCCCCTTGCGCGGGTATCGGTGCGTTTTTAACAATGTAATAATCTGTGCCGCTTCTGGTGATGTAGGCACTGACCTTAATTTGGCTTGTGAGAATGTTAGCGAGGTTAATACCCACCGCAACCGTCTGTGTGCTTGACGGCACTGTGCGTACAGTAGCCGCAGAGGTTCCCGTTGCACTCGCCAAATAACTCTTGAATGTATTAGCCATCGTTTATCCTAACGCTATGCTTAATGCCAAAACGTCACCAATTGAAGGCGCTGCGGCCCCCGCTACAAACAAACTTGGGACGCTCAAGTCTGTAAAGGCGTCAGTCATGGCTGCGCCAGAACCCGCTCCATCAGAAAAAACAGCCTTAACTTGACTGTTTGGTATTGTGATTGTGTTGCCAGTGCCTTGCTTAATGATAATGTTGTACGGGCCTGAAGAACCACTATCGGTAGTCGCGTTTTCTATAAACCACATTTTATTGACAGTGTTTGGGCCAATAGTAATTGTGCAATCTGAATCCAAAGCGCCTGTGTATTTTAGATACAAAGATCGTCCGGGGTCTGTTGCTCCGTCTGCAATAGTAGTTGCATGAGTGTTTGCATTTGTTGTTATGGCTTCAGTGCCGTAACTAAATGCTTCAGCGATTAATTCTAAGTTAGTGTTGGTTGTCGCACCCCAAGAGCCTGATTGTTCACCAGTTCCTATCTCTTCTAATCTTAGATCGTTTGTGTAAACACTAGCCATGTAAGTTTCCTAAACACTGTAAGCTGACATATTTATATCGCGCATATCATTAAGACGCAATCTTTTTCCAATTTGGTGAAGAACCCGGAGATATTTGCGTCCAATCTCCCGGTGGGGCTGGGGTTATTGGGGTCCAGTTTGCATTATGTATAGGCGTTATATTATTCCAAACAAACGCTGTTCCCAACTCCATAGTAGCAGAAACACCTTCTGGATATACATATTGGCCTATTCCTATTGACACAGGGAACGGATCACGCCCTGATGCTGATACGCCTGTAACCGCATAACCAAACGCTATTGTAACGGACCCAACGCTTCCTGTAGCTGACACGCCTGTAACGGATACGTCGATAGGTATGTTGACAGTTACGTCCCCAACTGCGCCTGTTCCTGCAACGCCTGTAGCAGATATATTCGCATCTACTTTGGTTGTTACGCTTCCAACACCAGACGAACCACTAACGCCTGTTGTCGCAACGGATGCACCGAATTTTATTGTTACAGCCCCTGAAGAGCCTGTAGCTGATACACCTGTCGCGGAAGCCTGACCATCAGCTTCAACGCTGACAGAACCCACACTGCCCGTTCCCAACACACCTGTTACAGATTGATTTGTGTTGGCGTCTACTGTTGTAGAACCTACGCTACCAACGGCTCCTATACCTGACGCGGGAATGTTCGCTGATAATGTTAAACCTACAGAGCCAACACCGCCTGTTGCTGACAGACCCGTTACAGGCTGCGTTACTCCACTAGTTGTGGTCGCACTACCAACAGATGCAGTTCCGAATACGCCTGTAACATTTTGGACAACAGAACTTGTTGTTTGCGGTATGTTGCCAACTTCACCTGTTCCAACAACACCAGAAGCAGAAATGTTATTGTCAAACTCTAGGCTTACAGTGCCTACACCGCCTGTCGCAGAGACACCTGTTACAGAAACATTCTTTCCAATTCTAGCGTCTACCGTCCCTATAGCAGACGTACCAGAAACACCAGAAACGGAAACGTTTACATCGCTAGAAACGGTGGCAGAACCAACAGACCCTATAGAGTTTATGCCTACTGGGTGGGCATTTGCATCTGCGTCTATAGCGACAGAATCTAAAGCAGTTGTTCCCACAACTCCTGTAACGGGTATGTTTGCTGAAAGACCTGTAAAGGTAGTTCCAACAGCGCCTGTGCCAGAAACCCCTGTTACAGTAAAGTTTGCATCGCCAGAAACAGTAGAAGAACCAACAGCGCCTGTAGATGATACTCCCGTAACAGGAACATTTGCATCTCCTGATACAGTATGCGCGGTGCCAACTGACCCTGTAGCTATTACTGCGCTGGCTGAAATGTTACCAACACCAGTAACAGTTACGCTTCCAACACTGCCTGTAGCCGCTAAACCTGTCGCTGTTGTATTTGCGGCACCTGTCGTTGTTACAGAGCCAACACTTGCTGTTGCTGAAACCCCTGTAACAGAAATATTTGCTGCGCTAGTGGTAGTTACGCTACCAACCGAACCCGTAGCGGCTATCCCCGTTACGGGCTGTGTTACGCCGCTAGTAGTTGTTACACTGCCAACAGAAGCAGTACCCGCTACACCTGTAACGGATACGCCTACAGATAGGCTATTCCAAGAGCCAGAACCCCAACCACCTCGGCCCCAGCCAGAATAAGGAAGTGGCATGGGTTATCCCCCAATTAGGCGATACGGATAATAGCGTTACTCGCGTCTGCAGTTGGCATCACTACTGTAAAGTCACCTGCACTTGCAGCTTTATCTCCACCAAAATCAAGAACACAAACCGTAGGATCACCCGAAGCTGCTTCGTTAAAGATCAATGCACCACGAACTCCTGTAAGTGTTACATTCGTAAAAACTACATTGTCCATATCTACAAAAGCTGTAGTGCTACTAGATGTAGGCGTTACTGTGGTTATCGCATTACCTTTAGCGGTATAATTTGTGCCACTGACTTCGTTGCTAGAAGTATAAGCTGTGGTAGCCGCATTAAAACTTGCACTGTTTGTATACATTGCCAACTTAAATACGTTAGATGCCGCCGTAAAATTATGCACACCTTTCAAAAGCTCTGTTTTGAAAGAGGTACACATGAAGTTTCCTGAGAATGCCATTTACATTTTCCTTATATATTCAGCTAGTTTTTTATGACCAGCATCACTGATTGCATTATATACAGTAGTTCTATCGCTTTGGATAGCCTGTTTCATGTAGACTGCGATTACAGCCGCCATCTGTTGTTTGTACGCCAAGGCTTGATCTCTTATTGCTGGTGGGGCGTCATCAGCCACAGACATAAGACGATCAGCGCAAAGTTCTGCTACTTCCTCTGGCGTAAAACCACGATTGTTGGTGGTTCTAACTTCAACGCTTCCCACTGTCATTTCAAACGGCATGTTCATCTTCTGTAACTATCTCCCTTGTTCGCTGCATCAATAATAGAAAGCTCACGCAACGCTGTTTCATATCTTTCTTTATATTGTTGCATAATATCAGCTTCGCCTTTCATGAAATTGTATGCTTCAACTAATGAACCATACAATAAAACAGATTCGGCATTTTCACCAAGCCATGATGTGTTTGTGGTTACTATAGACTTAGGTAAAAAATAGTAATGCAGTTCAACAGTATATGTCGCGTTAGGTGTTGGGCCTACAATAAAATGACCAAATGTATTTGCGGCAATAGCATCACCGTCAAACTGTCCATAATACTTTGGAACGCCTTGTGTAGCAGCTACAGGAAACGCCTCACGCATAAAATTAACATCTTTTTCAAGCAAGTAGGTGTAAGCTGCAGTTGTAGGGTCGATAATTGCCAAAGAAAAAACAGCTAAAAAATCATCTGGTCTTTGCAAATATTGATTGCCTTGCGTAAGTGTGCCTGTGCTGTTTGACCTTACTTCAGGAATAGTTACGGTTCTAAATATTCGCTGCTCTGCCTGTTGAATAAACGTAGGTATTAAAGAAACAAATGTTGTTTCTTCATTTTCTGTATATTCTTTTATAGCAGACGTTAATTCTGTATAATTCATTGGCTTACCCTCATGGTGTGTTCGCCGTCCCGCCCATACCGCTATGGTTGCTGCAGTAATAATAGAGAGTTGGTGCAGAATTTGCGACAGTTATCTGAACATATGCACCAGCCTGTCCCGCAGTTCCTGATGTTGTTACGCCTGTCGTGTATTCGCTCCCCCCTGCATGCGTACCATTAGCTGTAGTGCTAAACCTCAATGGGTGGCTACTATTAGAACTTGCAGATTGATCGAATCGAAAGGTAGAACCCTCTGCAATACTAATTGTCGGGCTTACCGCGCCGTCTAAATAAAACTTATTACCTGTACCATATGGATTCGTTCCGCTGGCTACTGTCACCGCAAATATGTTTGTAGTAACTGTTGTAGCGCCGGGATAACCCGTACCCAAAACACCAGAAGGCGAAGCAAAATTAGTATTTACAGTTACAGATACAGAACCTGCTTGCCCTGTGCCATTAATACCTGCAGGAGATACTGTTACACTTCCGTTTGTAGCGGTCCCAACCGCGCCAGAAGCTGAAGTTCCTACAGCAGAAACAGAAGTGTCAATACCTTGAGTAACAGAAGTTGTGACAACTCCAACATAAGCATTGGCAACTAAATTGTTTCCTGTGAAACCATATTTATCACCTGTATAACCTACAGGATTCCAGCCCCACTGAATATTGTTCATAGAACTTATATCGTGTTCTGGTCGTGGGTCTTTTAAGGCTTGCGGGTCTGGCCTCGCCCGTAGTGGCTCAAGTTGTGGTTGCTTTGCTTCCCACTCATCCTTGCCTACTAAAAGACCGTTCCATTCTTTGCGCATATCACGCAATCTATATCTGAAGCCAGAACGATCAGATATTCCATACGCCCATTTTCCTGTAGCGTATTTAGACATATCGGTAATTTCTCAAGTCTGGCGATACTTTGAATGAGGCTCTATCTCTGTCCTCATCCATCGCACGGTTTAACTCTTCGTCATAAATAGGCTTTAGAAGAGAAATGCGGTCAGGGGCTTTTTTTATAGCAATGTAATAAGCTAATCCTGCAGCTAGTGCTGGGTAAAACCTAAATGGTATTTGCGCAGTGTTTACATATGTATCTGCATCATCCATGCGAATAAGGGCATCATACAAAATAACATCTGTGCTGTTATCTGGCAAAGGCCACACTTTTAGGTTCGGATTTATTTGCCTATCTACAAAATACTGCGTAGCCCTGCCTTTTGTAGATTTTGTTGGAATATTTAAGTATGTGTCGCGGCTAATTCTGTTTAGCGCATAATCTGTACCGCTTCTGCGAACAACTAGGGACAATATATCTATAACGTCCGCACCAAGGCTAGTCTCACCATCACCCTCTGCAACTGTAAAACTCCTTTGCGCAATAGTCCATTGATTTAAACCTCGATTTGCCCAATCAGCGAACAAGAGATTTAAAGAACGTTTTGCTGTCCGCAGATCATAACCTGTTTGGGCCTCAAGACCACAACGCTCGAAAGCCTCTTCGATGTAATCAGCTACGTCTAATTCAAAGTCTTTCGAACCTGATACAGTCATTTCTTATTCCTTTTCAGGGATTTAACCCTACGTGGCTTCCCGGCAGGTTGTCCAATGCGTTTCTTTTGAGAAATTCTACTTCTTTTTTCCGCTGCTGTCATTTCTGACGCTGTTTTTGGCGTTTTCGAACTAACTTTTTTGCTAGGTCGGCAGTATGGTGTGCCACGCTTTTCACCTTTTTTGCGCCCACAAGCCTTACCTGTCCTAACGTCTTTCCAATCCTCTTTAAACCAACGTTTTAAGGCAGCACCTTTTTTTGTTTTGCGAACAGCCATTAGGTCATCCTTGTTACCTTACGGCGATTGCCCATGACTTTGCCGCACCCATTGGCTATAGCCTCGCCACCCTTCATCATTCTGCGTACAGGTCTTTTTCTAAAATTATTATTCGGCTCAACTGCGCCACCCATCGCCTTTTTAACAGGCTTTTTTTTACTATTACCCCAGTTTTTAGCGCCTACCTTTCGGCATTTTGCAATAGCACCACTGGCATATGCGCTAGGAAAAACTTTGTACCTAGCCTTTACTTTTTTATAACAAGCGTCTTTAGGCATATTAACACTTCCATCTTTTACGTGCTTGACGCAAACGACTGTTAGGGTCTTTTGCAGCCTTGGGGAATTTCTTCATTTGCCCTGCAGAACGTGCGCAGTATGACTTTCTGCGATTGGCGGCTTTACTTCCCGCTTTTACTTTTCCTGTAACGGCTGTTTTTAATTTAGAGCCGGGATTTTTGCGTTTGTACGCGGCAACACCCTTTTTAGTCATGCCAGCGCCTGATTTTGTTTTGCGGTAATTACCGCCTTTACCAGTAGTTTTCCGTATTGGATTTTCTTTTTTACGCGGCATTTCTCACCTGCTGTATAATAGGGGGCATCGCCCCCTACTACATTTAAGATAAAAAGATTGTTAGCTCATTGTTTGAACCTGTAAACGCCGAAACAAACACACCATCAGTGAATATCATTCCATCATCAGGTATATAAAGTTCATTCATGCCTACTGGAAATTTTTGCACTATCATAGTAGCGCCACCATTTCCATTAGTCAGAGTAAATGAACCTGCTGCTTCAGCATAGATATTAACAGTTCTAAGCCTAGACCTAGAAGGCCCAATAAGGGCCGCAGCATCACCTTGAGCTACATTGTATCCTGTTACTGGGCCAGCCATTTACTTACTCCTTATGCTACAAGATTGCTGGCTTGCTGATACAGAACAGTCGCTCTGATTTCACCTGCGTTAGTAGCACCTGTGGTAGTCCAAGTAAGGCGAACATCTGTTGTGTTAGATGTTTCAGCCCAAGACAATGCACCACCAGCTTCAGTGGTAGGGTACTTGCGTCCTGCGCCAGAAGCTACGGTAATCGAAAACCCGTTGATAAATGTGCCGTTTCCACCAGCAGTATCGCCAACGCTGAAAACCGCAGTAGCATTACCCATAGCTGTTGGGCAATCTAGCACAATATCAATAATTTGAGACTTTGCAGGAATAACTACGTCAGTGACGTTTGCAGCAGAAGCACCGCCTGCAAGAGAGCCAGTAGTAAAGGACTGTGCCATGACAACTTGGCCTGTGTTTTTAATATCAGAGCCTACGGTTGTTCCAGTAGTATCTTTGATTGTTCCTGCCAGAATTGGCCCGGAAAAAGTAGTTGTACCCATGTCTATCTCCTGTCGTGGGTTAAGTCAGACGCTATTTGCGCCTGTCAGGGATAAGCAAATAATACACAACAATCCAAAAAAAGAAAGGGGGCAGATGAACTGCCCCCAATCAAAACCAAACATTTGTTCGGGTTACGCTCCGGGTGAACCAAATACGCAACGTGGGTCCGAGAAACCAAATGAATAACGCTCACGCGCTTTAAAGCGCATGTTGCCTGTATCAAAATCTGCTTCCATGTTTGTACGCATGGGAGAACGCTCAAAGTGCTTGAAGCCATTTGGCGCGTCAGTTTTGATAAAGAACGCATCAGTATCGGTGAGGAAGTGGTTAATTGTATAACCCTCTGGCACCATACCCATGTTTTTTGTCGCGTTAATATCATTGTCAGCAGTGCCGGGACGCAAGGTCGATTCCAGCAGACGATCTGCAATGAACTGAAGCTGTGGTGGAATAATCAGCTTAGTGCCACGAAGGGCAATAATCATATTCCGCTCATCAACAAAGCCTGAAATGTCAATCAGAGCATTTTCAAGCGAAGTTTCATTGAGGTCAGCCGCAGTAGCTGGTTCGTTACGGAATGTGCCGCCTTGAGCCAGTGGGTGTACTGCAGAACAAAGCTCAACACCGTCACCGCCTGTGAATGCCGCGTTGAAAGCGTTGTTAAGAACTGCAGCAGCCTTAACTTGCTTAGAATGCGCCATAGAACGGGCAAGTGCCTTGGTGTAACGAGCGCCAAGACGATCATACAGATTGTCTTCAATCGCCTCTTCAGTCAAAGCGAATGCAAGAGCTACAGTTTCATGTGTGTAACGAGCGGTGTACGCTTCGTTAGCATCATCAAACGACACCCCTGATCCTTCACTTTTAGTAGGAGCATTGCCAAAACCTGAAAGCATAACTTCTTCTTCGAACGCACGATCTGACGATTCTGTGTCGAAAATTTCTGCATGCTCATTGTCGTAGCGGTTGTACTCCATGCCGAACAAAGCATTTAGGCCCGGCTCAAGCTCTTTGACAAGTTGTGAACGAGAAATAGCCATAACTTATCTCCTTTCTTATGCCAGACCTGCAGTGCCAGCACTGAACAGGTGGTTGTTGATTTTGACTATTACATTTGTATTAGCCGACGATACATCGTCATTCTCAGGGTCTTGAGAAATGTCGATAGCTTTCAGAGCCAAGGCTGCTGTGGTTGCACCTGTTGATACTGCAAGTTCCATGCTGGAAACACCGCTTGCGGTTCGTCCAACAGGGTTATTGTCTACAATATCAAAATTGCCAAACAAGTCGGCTACAGGCATTGCTGCATTCGCTTGAATTTCAAAGGTCGCACTTGGATCATCAATGACATTCGCAAAAATGTTTGTTCCAGTTGCGCTTGCAGGCCAATGGTTTGAGAATTTCACATCACCATTCGCATCCACATATTCACAGCCATTAAACACGCCCAAACACAAAGCATTGTCTCCTGCTGCAACGCGAGTAATTGTTCCATTTGTGTTGACTGTAACTAAGTCACCTTGGAAAATGTTCGTGTTGTAGCCAGAGGCAATACGATAACGGTTTTGTCTTTGTGAAGACAAACTCGTTTTTACTGGACGAAGGCCGAAAGGGGCGTCTTGATTCGCCATCTTACTTATCCTTCAGATTTATTCCGTGAGCCGAAGCTAACAGAAGATTTACGTTGTGGTGCCAGTTTTGGCATAAGGGCGTTGTTTTCCCGCATCCAATCGCGGTCAACAGCGTCCATTTGATTACTAGCCACTTGTGCAAAGTGTTGATTCCGCTGGTTTACCAATTCGGTAGGGATTCGGGCCAAAACCAATCCACCGACACCAATGGTGCCTGCGTTTCTTCCTTCGTCAATGACGGGGCCAACATAATCAGGGTACTCTTCAGCGCGAACAAGTTCCCATCCCTCTTGCCGTTTCTTATGAACGTTAGTCTTATCATCATATTCCATGACAGATTCACGAATCCATCTATGCTTATATCCTAGAGGTGGCTCTGGGGCGTCTAAAGCAGAACCCGGACGCCATTGTTGAATGCGCTCTGCGCTTTCCCGTGAATTTGAATCACGCGCTGACCTAGTTCCCATTTAATCGCTCCTACTTTCTAGTTTCACAACCTCTTTCGCATAAACTTCAAGAGGTATCCGCATTTTATTAGCAAATGCGACTTGCCCCGGTGTTAGCTCCACCGATCTTTTCCGCCCAGATTTTAATGACCGTCCGTTACCAGACGCAGGCGTAACAACTTGGGCGTTCTGTTGTTTGGCCTGAAACTTGTGAGGCATTTCCTTGCGGATACGCTTGTCTATTTCAGAATAATATTCATCAGTAGTAGGGTCGAACCCTTCCTCACCAACAATCTGATTGTGTATAGCAGTAGCCGCAGCCTTCATAACGTTGTCTTTTTCAAACCAATCGTTTTTAGACAACCACTTTTCCAACTTAGGGTCAGCCGCTTGTCTTTGCTGCTGTTGTGGTTGTTGCTGTCGTTGCTGCTGTTGCTCTGCCTCATACTGTCGTTGCTGTTCTTCACGCTTGGCCTTGGCAGTTTGCAGTCGAATGCGTTCCTTTTCGATAGCAACTTGTGACAATGCGGATTGCGCTTCAGCAACCTTTTCATAATCACCAGCTTCATGCGCTTCTGTCAAAGCGCGTTTGGCTTGCTGTTCCTGAGATACAACACGGCCCTCATACTCAGACCTATACCCTTGGTCTAACTGCTGAAGCCTAGCTTTCATTTGCTGGTTTTCTTGGTGAACTTGCTGTGCGTATTGAACTGCAGCTTCAGCCTCTTCTGTTGCAGCTTTACGCCGTGCAGTTAGCTGGTTAATGCGCTTCTTTACGCCTTCACTATAGCTTTCAAGTTCGTCATCGCCATCTGATGATTTACGAACTTTTGTTCGGGTTTCATCAGAATTACTGTCTGAATCAGCGGCTTCAACAGCAGATGATTCCTGATTGTCCTCTTCAAGTTCAATAGTAGTGCCGTTGAACTCTTCGTTTTCCATGCTTTCTTCAGCCATAGACATTTCCTTAGCTCCCTAACTTTCTATACATACGAAACATCTGTTGGGTCAAGTATTGTGGCTATAATATTGTCGTCATTTATGATTCTGACCTCAAGACCGTCCACTTTAAACCTATTCCCAGCATATCTTCCTATAAGAACCCAGTTTTTCTCCTGACAATAGGAGCCACTTGGGAACTTTTGTTCGTCTTTGTAGGCATCCGGGCCTAACTTAACTACATAAGCTGACACAGTAGCAAATGACTCCCGCTCTCTAGTTTGGTCAGGGATATACAAGCCACCTTTTGTTTTGGCGCTAGGGTAATACGGAATAATTAATATTCTATACCCAGTGGGCTGCGGTAAACGCTCAAGTACGGAAGGCTCAATGTTAGATGGATCATCAACATTTTTATTATCCTCTTCAGTCCCTTGCGTTTTAAAAGCGTTTTCTATCGGTTTGGATAGTTTTGTTTTCCTAGCTGCTTTCGCAACATGGTCAGGAACATACAATTTTTTAGTCATCTTCTAACTCTATGCCTTTCATCGCGGTTTTAATTAAATCTTCGCAGTAGGTCATTCCGCGTATTTCGCCTACAAGATAACGGTACTCATCCCAAGATGAGGCCGAACCGTCCGCAACTCGGTCTTTCAACCTAGAATCACGCTCACGTATTTCTTTCAACAGATATTGTGCTAGATGTGCAGCGTCCATACTTGTCTCCCTGCACACATAGTATGCAATTATACGGGATACGCAAGTATTGTTAGTAAAAAGCTATAAAACCCCTATAAATCTTTGGGGTCTTGCTATTCTACTAAACTTTTTTAAATATCTTGGCTTTGTTCTTGGTGGTTTTTTTAACTGCTGGCTTGGAACTTTCTTTGATTTTAGGTGTTTCCGCAACAGTCTGTTTGGCTTCATTTTTAACCTCTGATGTAATTGCAGGTGAATGCTTTGCAGCCTTTATAACCTCTGCCATCTTTTGCCTTACTGAAGAACTCATATCATTTCCTATCTTCTATTTGCTTACGTTGTTGTGCAATCAAAATCTTTTGGCGTTCTAACTCTAAGAACTGCCTGTCTATTTCAGTCATTTCAGGAAAATCTACGATATTATCCTGTATTGGCTTTTGTTGCATTCATCACCGCAATTTCACGCTGCGTCCGTATCCTATCTTCTGCAATTCTGGTCTTATCCTCTAAGGCTGCTTCAGAAACATCAATGCGCTGTTGATTTACCAGAATGTCATTCTTTTCTTTCTCACGTTCTAACTCCTGCTTGGCTTCAAACTCTGAAGACTTGCGCTGCATATCAGCCGCTTTTAGCTGCAACTCTTGATTGCGTATGTCCACCAGTGGATCAGACTGCTGTGGCGGCTCTACAGCTTGCGCCATGCTTTCAACCATGTCTGCAATCATAACCGCAGCTATCTGGTCGATCTGAGGCTTAATTTGCTGCATCATCATTTGCATTTGTTCTGGGTTTTGTTGCACTTCAGGCGGTATTCTCTCCATAACCTGTGCCTGTGCCTGCTTTTCAGCCATAAGCCCTATATGCTCCTGTATGTGGCCCTGTAAGGCCACAATAGACGCAGGGTTAAGCTGCATGGCAGGCGTAGACATTACCGCCATATGAGCCTCTATGTGGGCCTGATGATCTTGCTCTGGAAATGCCTGCAGTGGAACGCCCATAAGCGCATTCTGGTTCTCTTTAGCAGCATTAGCAGGCGGGGGCGGTGGCGGTGGTGGTGGCAAAATAGCGTCAATGTTCGTAACGCCCAAAGCCTCGTACATCTTGCGATACGCCTGATACAGTCCCATAGGACCGCCGTGTATCTCAGGATTAGACTGCACCAACTGCAATTCGCTTTGCGCCAAAGCAATGCGCTGCGACATGGAAAAGATGTTCGGGTCTGAAACAGGCAAAACATCAATGCGTTCATCAAAGTCTTGCGCTTTTACTTCAGGCCCAACTTCTTTGGACACCATATATGGATACGGCTGTAAGTCTTGCGAAAATATCTTCGACAAAAGTTTAAATTCTATCTTTTGCGAATAATGCAATCGCTTATGAATAGCGGACATAACCTTAGTGCCACGTTCCATAATCGCCATAGTGGTGCCAACGGGCGTTTCACCGCTCATCTCACCAACCTTCATGTCAGCCATAGATGCAAACCTGCGACCAGCATCAACCAGCGTACCCAAAAGGTTATACAACGTGCCAGAAGGCTCTTTGAACGGTAATGGCATCAAAGACGCCTGCAGCGTTTGTCCCACTACATCAATGTCACGAAACTCTCCGGGCTGTAGTGGGCTGTCTTCATCACGAATACGCGCACCACGGGCTTTAAACCCCGCTGGAAGGTTAGCCAACGTGCCAGCATCAATAAGCTGACGCAGGATCGACGTTGAAGCCATAGCCAAGCCGCCAATCATATGCGTTAGGCCCAAGCCGTAAAAACCCAAACCGGGCAAAAACTTGTAATGCACAAAGTATTTTTGCGCACGTTTCATAGGGTCATCTTCTGGATAGTTGCGACGAATAGAAAGAATTTCATTTGTATCTTCTAAAATGGTCACAATGTACGGTAGCTTTAACCCCGTAGGCTCACCGTCCATTCCAATGTCCTCAAAGCCCTCAAGGTCCAAATCAGTGTGGACCTCATAAAGAGTTAAATCTGTAGAAGAATTAGAAGGGTGTACGCCCTGTATATCGTTAATTGACTCCGTAACCTCACTCATCTGGTCATCAGATGTACCATCAGTCGGAATATCTATGTCGCTGTAAAAACCCGCAAGCTGCAGCTTTCTAACCTCGTTAGAATCCATCGTAATACGGTGCGTAATGCGGGGCGAAGTTGCCAAGTCAGTAGCGCCATATGGCACAATTAAATCTTCTGCATGAATAAAGTTGCTAACAGCGCGTTGCTTTAGTGGATCACGGTAAACCTTCTTAAAGGTCGATCCAATCACAGGTAAATAAAACAACATTTGATCCAATTCAGGATCGTATTCTTCCATTTCATACGTGATCTGGTAATTCATATAATCTTTGACACGCTCTGCCTGCTTAACAAGCATTTCGCTCTGCGCACCAATAACCTGCGTTCTAACAGGACCATTTGCAGGCAAAAGCTCACGATACGCCTGCGCTTGAAACTGCGTAACACTTTCTGCCAACAATGGATGAACAACGCCTGACGAACCCTCAAAAGGCTCTGTGCGCTCTTCAGTCTTCATGCCTAGAAATTCTAGCCCCTGCTTGTACGTGTCTTCCCAATCTTCGCGGGACGCCAAGTCATCATCAATAAGGCCAACCAAGTCAGAAACAATGCGCCCAAGAATGGCAGGATCAACAACATCAGCCAAATTACCATCAAAAGGGACTTCTGGTGCAATACCCATTCCATCGTCATAATCACCAACTACAGCACTGCCGTCATCAAACTCAAATACACCGGGTTCTGGCGGCAATTCAGGAATGTCTGCCAAAACGTTTTCTTCGGGCAAAATAGGCATTTCAGGAACACCACCCGGACCAGAATCACGATCTATAAAAGCCATATTACTTTCCTATTGTAGCGTTGAGGCAGAAAAGCTCTACCAGTGAAAGGACAGAAACTGGGAGCCGCTGACGTAACCCGTTGGGAGGTGCGCGGAACGCCAACCTAATCTGCCTCAACCTCTTCAGCCATTACCGCGCCACAAGTCGGGCAGGTAATCGCAACTTCTTTTACAACGTCTTCGCCTTCTACATCTTCAATCACAACTGATTCGTCTGGCTGAAGAAAATAGTCCTTGTAAGGAATATCAACGTCGATTGTTATCTTGGGCATTATTTTACACCACGAAATTTTGTGCCACGAAGTGCCGCGCCACCGCCACGGGAAAAACCTGAGTTCTCATCAGCCATAGAAGCGTCCATAGGCTGTGCATAATGCTCTTGCATAACGCCATCAACTTCAACGCTACCGCCGTGCATCATTTTCTTAACACTTCCACCGTATTTCATCTTTAACGGTTTACCAGACGCTTTGGCTGCATTCTTAGCCATAGCAATTCCTTTGGCATCATAGCTGTAATGCTTATCACCTACTTTGGGCATTCTATGTCTCCTAATAATATTCTCTGCGTTTGCTGTATCTGTATTCGTCTTCATCATTATAGTCAGTTTTGGTCACGATAAAACCACCCTGTCTAAATCGCAGTATAGCCTGTGTCATCGAATCCGCCAAGTCATCATGTTCACCATTCGGAAAAGCAGCGCATTCTTCCATAACTTCGTCAGCAAAATTAGTGTCAGGACACCACACAATGCCGCTCTCAAACACAGGTGCGCAAGAATGCATGCGCGTAAACTTATCAGCGCCCCTGCTAGGTGTAAATGGCGTCACAGGTATGCCCATACGCCGTAATTCCTGCGTTAAAGGCATGCCAGAACCCTTTTGCTCTATTAAAACCATGTCAGGGTCATACTCATGGTACATATCATTGGCCTGTTCCTTTAATTCAGGAAACTCCCAACGCCCCTTGACTGCATCCAACAAAATAATGTGTTCTTCATCGCTGTTTTCTTCAAGAAATATACCCCAAGTCGTAATTGCGCTGTAGTCAGCACGATCACCCTTACTAAAGGCCGTATCGTAACTTTGAATGATGTATGAACAAACGGGTGGGTCTTCTTTTTCCCAAATATTCCACCATTCACGCTTAATAATCGCACCCTCTTCAGCAGTAGGGTTCTGCATGTACTGCGCATTCCATTTTGCTACAGGAATAGACGCCTTTACGCCCTCAAGTTCATCCAAACTCCAATATTCAGGCCAAAGTGACTCGCCAGAAGGCATAATTGCAGGAAATTCAACAATTTCCCACTTATCAGCGCCCTTTTCGCTCTGTTTTGCCAGAACTTTCGCAGTTAAATCACGAATAGACCACCGCGTCATAACAATAATTATTGCGCCACCGGGCTGTAAACGCTGTCTAGGGCCAGAAGTGTACCACTCATACACATTATCTAGCGCAGTTGTACTAAGCGCATCCTGTTCTGAAACTGGATCGTCAATAATTGCCAAATCAGCGCCACGACCAGCCAAAGCGCCGCCCACACCAACCGCATAATATTCACCACCGCCGCTGGTACTCCAACGTCCACTAGCCTTTGCATCAGATGCCAAGCTGACTTTAGGAAATACGTCCCTAAATTCATCTGAATCAATCAGGTTTTTAATTTTACGACCAAAACCAACCGCCAACTCCGCCGTGTGCGTGGCCTGAATAATCTTCAGGTCAGGTCTGCGCCCCATAAGCCACGTTGGAAACAAATAACTGGCAAATTCAGACTTCGTATGTCTAGGCGGCATGTTAATAATTAAACGTTTTAACTTACCGTCAGCCACAGCCTGTAGTTTTTCCGCATAAATCTTGTGGTGCCTGCCCTCAATAAACTGAGGCCAAACGTGCTTAACAAACGACATATAATTGCTGCTACGATCATCTCGGTCTTCTAACGTCGAAAGCCGCTCCAACATGGGAGCGACTGTCGCTAACTCTTCCTCAGTTAGATATTGCGCAAAGTTAGTCAGGTCGTTCATAGGCTACCTAACCCCATACCAACTTGTCCGCCTCGGTTGTACCTGCCTACAGGAACGGGAGTTACAGGGTCAGAAAAGAAAATTTTGTTAGTTACACCAGCACGGTCTGTATGCTGACCGTGCGTTATCCCACCTTTATAATACAATTCGGCTTCCGCCACAGTTTTTGGTGCTAACATTCTTTCATCTAAAGTCACTTTTTGCCCTCTAGCCCCTAAAGGAAGACTGTATTGTTGTGTTTTTGGATTGTACTGTAATTTCTTGGCGTCTGGTCCTGTTCCAAACAACTTGGCATTCATCGCGTCAACGCCCAAAGCGTTTGTTGCTTGTGTTAAAATTTGGTTATCTGCGGGATTACCATATTCAAAGGAACTGCCCAGCTTACCCTCTTGTATTTGCGTTTTATACAAAACACCGGGAAGATCGCCAGTAACCGCAGTTTTAAAGTCTGTTAAATTCTTCTTAGCCTTTTCTGCATCCTGCGCTATTCTGTATGTTTGTGTAAGATCAATGTATTTTTTGCTTACATCGCCAGTATATTGCTTGCTTAAATCTCTTAGCTCCGCTCTTCTTTCTGCAATTTGTTTATTGGTTAAATTGGTTAAATTAGGAAAATCTCTGTTTATTTCTTCCATCCTTTTTCTATAACCCGGATTGCCATAATCCATGTTTCCTCGGTTAGAAATCATGTCACGTATGGCGTACAATTCTTCATCTATTTGATCGTTAGCGCCGAAAACAACGCTCCTGTAAAATCCCTGCGGATCAATTTCACGCCTTGGATCACCCCTAAACCTACTGGTATCAAATATACTACTGTCTAAAATTCGTTCCGCAGCGGTTCTATTTGCGTCCGCATACACATCTTCAGCCGATTTCACTCCTAAACTCGCATCTTTTACAGCATTATCAACATCATCTATTTTCTCTGAAAAGAACGTTTTAAAGTTGTCTGGTCTTCCACCCGCATCAGCAAAATCAACTCTTTCTTGTGCCGCCTTCATAGCAGCGGCAGAAAGATCGCGGTCTAAACCACTTCGCATAAAACGATAACCTGTAGCCGTACTAGGAGACATTGATTGATAAGCGCCAGCCCCATAAGCCTTTCCTGAAGGAACCCCCGCTTCACCCAAAGCCTCTGGACTTCCCATTGGTCGATTGCCCTCACCTGTGCCGCTATAATCTGACCTATCACGACCTAAAGGAAATCCGGGTTCTGGATCATAAGCCACAGGGGAACCCTTGTAGAAAGTAAGCGTTTCATTGCTGGGTTTAATGTCAGTGGAAATCGTATTGTTTTTAGGTGTTAACTTACCTAGCCTTCCTAACGGCGTTACCGCAGTAGCCGCTGCAAGTGGACCCCCTATAATATTACCAACTCTATCACGCGCATTTGTTTCAGTGCCTAATCTACCAAACGCATCAAATACGCTATCAACAGCCCCGTAAACAGCTTTCGGCGGATCATACAAAGTATCAAATACACTTCGCCCAAGATCAACAGCCGCGCCGCCTAAGTATTCTAAAGGCTTTCCCTCTGGCCCTATCACATCGTCATAAAAAGAAGTAGCCAATTCACCGCCCATTTCACCAGCGGCACCAAATACAGATTGATCGTAATTTGGCCCCAACATAAATGCAGAATTAACACTTGCAGGCAAATAATTACTTATACCTTGCATGAAAGTTTCCTGCTTTGGCAAAGCCGCAGCGTTCTGCATCGTAGGCCCAACAGAACCATCGTTGTAGTTGTCTTGAACGCTGCTAATCGCATTGTTTACATATGGATCAAACGAAGCAGGACGTAGCTGTGGACGCAAAGAACGCTGTACTATGTTATCGGGTTCTGGCTCTGGATTAAAAAACCCACTTGACATTATATCAGGATAAACAGGAGCGGCTGCGGCGTCAGCGTAGAAGTTGTATGCGGGAGCAACGGGATCGTTATCTACACCCCTGCCGCCTCTGCCGTAAACATCATCAGGAAAAGGATCATACGAAAAGTTTCTTTCGTCCTTTTCACTATCGCTCATGGACGGTGTACTTACGCGAGTTCTTACAGGATTGCCAAATCCATCCTTAACAGTTGAACCACTTTCCGTCTGCATATCAACATAACCACCACGGGCCATGCCAACAGGCGCTACATTAGATTTTTTTTTTACGCTGCCACCCATAGCAGAAATAAAGCTATCAATCGCAGAACCCATGCCGTCACTAACAGCGCCGCCACCCGCAAAGTAATTAGGACGCCGAATGGTCAAACCACCAACGTCAGATGTTTCCTCTTCATCATCATCGTCAACAACATCACGAACGACAGGGCGTAACGTGCTAGGCAACGTAGCTGAAGCGATAGCATCCTCAATCGCTGTAGCAGGATTAGCAGCAACGCGCTGTATAGGCATGCACACACCGTTAACCCTACGAAAACCGGATGGGCAACCATCATCGTCGCCGCCCGTATCATCTTGCTCTTTCGGAACCAAACGAACTAAACCGCCCTCTTTATCCTCAAAGCCAACAGGCTTGCCTTCCTCATAAACAATCTTGCCAGTGTCATAATAAGCCTGCAAAGCCTTATTGCGGTTTTCTTGCGACATGGCCTTAAAGTCCATAGGTCCGGGCAAAAGAAAACTCAACGCCGTTTCAAAGCCGCTAAGAACCTTGTCAGCAAAACGATCCTCTACAACCAAATCGCCTTTCTTATAACCGGGGCCATCCTCAGTGTGACGCGCACCAGCCATAGCGTTGCGAATTAAATTAGTCTCGCCCTTGTTAGGCGCTTTCATACTTCTGGTTAAAGCCGCATATGAATCAAAAATATCTGTACCACCGCCATCTGGATCAGCGGTAGCAGGCTGGGCTAAGGCGTTAGCTCTGTTCGCAGCAGCCGCAGGGGAATCATAACCAGAAGCCCCAGCCAAAGATACAACGTTACCCGCAGAATCAATACCAGACACATTCATGGCTGCTTCTTCAGAAGTCATTGGCGCTCTGCCCGTTGCTTGACGCAAAGTCTTAGGCGGGTTTTGAATGTCTTCTCCAATAACCCGCCTCATATCATCAGCAATTCTTGAAACGTCAGTCGTAACTCCATTCAAAGGATCGCTAAGACCTGAAAACTGAAAAGAGCCGTCAGTGGAAGGTGTGCTGAAAATATCGCCCGGAGATTGCGGAAAAGTCTCATCTACAATGTTGCCCTTCGGATAAGCCGCTTCCTCTAAGGCCATAGTGTCAAAACCCGTAGGTGGATTAGCGTCAAGCCGCGCTTGTGCGTTTATAGCAGCAGAATCATCTTGCGTTAAAACCGTGCCGTCTGGTCTTGTGAATACAGGGCCGCTGGGAGTATCGTTGTAAACAATAGGATCATCGCTGCCCATTCCCGGCCTAGTAGAAGCGCCAGCAAGACCACCGCCTATTTGTTCGGGTTCAGCTTCTGGAAAAACTGTATCCGCAGGCAAGGCTAGGGAATCCACCCTGCCATCGCCCGGAAAGGAACTCTCTGGGCCTATGGGACCAAACGGGCCTCGACGTAGGTTCGGCTGATAGCCACCATCAATAGCTGCATCAGCGCCGCCAAGTGAACCTTCACGCGCAAGCGCAGCGTCATCAGCCCTAGCCTCTGCCATAGCACGGCGATTAGACGCCATAACTTCAGCAGGCGTAGGCTCAACAAACTCAGGCTCAAAAACACCAGTATAAGCGTCAGAACCTAAAGCGTTGATAGCCGCAGCTTCCGAAGCATCAACACCCTGCGCCGCAGCCATAGCATTAGCTAAACCAGCGTCCTCAATCCTAGTCTTAGAGGAACCGCCCGGTAAGGCAATGTTCAACATATCAGGACGCCTAGTGTCCCTGTTGAAAAACGCCTCAGTCTGATTCTCGTTAAGTAATTCAGGTTGAGCAAAATCAGGCGACGAAACAGCTTTGTTAACTCTCGGCGGAACATAAGAGCCGCCAATATCAATAGACCCACTCGGAACAATGCCACCACCCGGCGTCAGTCTTTCATTCACAGATATAGGAGAAGGCGCAAGGGGAGATAACAAACTAATCGGGTTTTGGCCCAAAATATTAGGAACATCGGCAAATATCTCTGGACCCGCATCACCAGAACCAACAACAGGCGCTGCACCAACAGCATCAATAGAACCAGTGTTGCCAAGCTGCGCGTTTAAATCACTGACCAAAGAAGAAATGTTTTCTAAATTCTCAACACTACCGCTCGTCCCAACAACAGGTTTTAAATCACTCTCGCTAAGAACCGTGCCGTCAGATAACTGTATGTCATTATTCGCACCAGCAACCTGTTTAGCTGCTTCAGCTAAAATCATATTCTTTATATCATCACCACCAGACTCTGGCTCTGGCTCTGGAACAACTACAGGCGGGGCAGGAGCAGGGGGCGGAGTATAAACATAATTATCATCTAAGTAATTATAATAATCATCGTCATCGCCACCACTATCATCGCCGCCACCACCAAAGTCTTTGTTCGGATTAAAATCAGGAATGCCTAAACTATCCAACAAATCATCAGTGCCAAATGGATCATCGTCGCTGTAATCCCTAGTCGTAGGATTACCAATAAATCCGCCAAGCGCCATCTTAACAGGATCAGATGAAACAGAACCGCCGTTAGCCATAGGACGCGCAACCTGATAATTAGCCAAGTCCTGATAATCGCCAGCTTGAGAACCAAAAATGCCGCTCAAATATTCGCTGTCCCCAAGATTCCTCTGAGGACCGGGACGCTCAGTTATAGCTGGTTGAGGCGTGTTAAAACCGCCCATGCCGCCAAATGTCTGCTGCTCCTGCTGCGCAATGCCCTGTAAGAAATTATCGCGCTTCTGTTCAAACTGTGGATCACCGTACTGATTATCCAAATAATCACCATACTGATTTAAAGCATTAGCAGAACCCTGCTGCGGCATGCCGAAATTCTGATACGGCTGATACTGTTCTGCAATTTTAGGACCATATGGCATGCCTAATGGACCTAAACGCTGCGCTTGCGTAGAAGCAGCCTCTTGCGCCGCCTCTATGCCAGAACCAACCATGCCGCCATACGACATGCGCTGAATAGGCTGCGGCATGTCGCTGTTCAACATCATTGAACCATCTGGCATCTGATGCATGCCGCCATTCATAGAAGACTGCGGCATAGGACGAGGCTTCGGCGGAGAAGTCATGCGCTGCATGCGCTCACTAAATCCAGCACGACCAGCACTGCTACCACCAAATCCACCTAAACCCTCAGTAATCGGAGCAATCGGCGGAGCCATAGGCGGCGGTGCCATCATAGGAGGGGGCGGCATGCCACCCATCATAGGAGGTGGCGGACCCATAGGCGCAGAACCAACCATCGGAGCCGGTCCCAAAGGCTGTGAAGGCTGACCAGAAATCGGCGCTATGCCCATGTTGCTAGACGGTACATTAGGATTATACATGCAACAATAGTCCCCATAAGCAATAAAACTTGCGCCAAGACTAAATCATCACAACAAATTAATCAATCCATATACGAAACACGCTCCAACATGCCGTTCCTAACCATGCTGTCAGCAAAACTAGACCTACTGTCATAATAATAAGTCCCCTTGTTCCACTCACACATCTCAATCGCCGTCCGCCGCATATATCCACCCTCGTCAGGACAAGGAAAATCATTCGCCCACTTGCGACGATACATTACAGGTACAACCTCTGACAAAGACTGACCCTCAAACTCATAATCACCGCCGTACCTAATTCTAAACGTTGCCATTACTCAACTCCATCCTTTTACCAATTAAACTTTTCAACGAAGCCACAATTAAATCCATCGTCTTCCTACCGCAATTCGGAGTTCTAAGCCAATGATGCTCCCGGTATTCAAAAATAGATAAATTAGGGTCCGTTGGATACCGCAACTCATCACTAACAACCCTAATGGCGCGGCTAACAACATGCTTGCTGTACGCATCACCAACATCATAAATAGCCGAAATAACGGAATGAGGGTGAAAATTATACTGATCTTCCAATATCTCATCAATGCAAGCTTCCGAAGCACGGTAAGCATAAGTAAGGCTCCACAACAACTTACCGCCATGAACCTTTTCACTGCATAAATTCTGAGCCAAAATCTCATAATCCTCTTCCGCACGACGAAAAAATGCAGTCTTATGACGCTCAAAAAATTGCTTACTTAACGGTATGCCAGCAGCGTCATAAGCCGCAACAAACGCAGGAAGAATATGCCGCATATCTACCCAACCCTTCTCAGATAAGTGCATGAACCAATCTTTCTCAGTTAACCTGTCAAAGCTAATAGGATACTGACCGTCCAAAACCAAAAAACTCGCATCTGCATCATCGTTCTTATCAATTTCCCACTTCATTCGTACATCCCCGCTGTCTTACGTTGAAACTTTTCCACAAACTCACGCAATTCCTTATTCTCAGCCTTCAATCGCTCAATCTCTTCCAACAAACGCTGATATTCATCACGGTTAATCATATCAAACCCCCACTTCGCCATCACTCTCCCTAGCCATGTAAACATAAACCAAACTACGACACGCAGGGCAACTTAAATTCGTTACCATGCAATGATCATCATCCTCATCATCATCTAAATCATGATCCCCGCCCCAAATTAACTCAGCCTTGCAATGCCAACAATTCATACCAAAACCCCCCAATTCAACATTACCTGCTCATCTCACGCTCAAAAATAGGAACACTATCCTCAAACGTCACAAAATCATCAGCAACCTCATCATCAAAACGCATCGAACCAGTAAACTCAAAAATAGAATTTCTATGCAATCCAGCTAAACCAACCTTAACAAAATAATCATTCCAACGAAACTCACGTAAACCACGAAAATGAGACTTCACAAACCTCTTACTACCACCAGAACCCTTCCGATAATGACCCCTAACTATATGAAAAATCTTCTTCGTATGACCATTCTCATTAACAACCTTGTCACGGTCAGAAAAAAAATAAGGCGTCCGTAACATATCAATCGCAAAAGATACCGAATGCTTGCCGCGACTAACACGTACCGTTACACCACTCTCCTGCATCATAGCGCCAGAACACGCAGCCCAAAATAAAGAAGCTATCTGCTCATGAACACTGCAACCACGCTCCCGCGCAGTCTCAACTAAAAAATCAGGCCAAGACCACTCCATACGAACATATCCACGACCATTGCGCAAATTATAATTCTTAGGCTGACAAATCTTCAATGGAATAACCTCGCCAGAATCAGATATACTCAAATAAACACTGCACATGCCAGAACGATTAGAACCAGAAGAAACACTAGAACGATAAATTAAACCAAGCTGATATACAGTTAAATTACTGCCCTGAACATTATATGGACGCTTCTGCTTGGAAAAATATAAAAAAGTTAAACGAGAAAGATTGTCTTGTTCACAATCAGAAACCAAACTGCCGTCAGTCATAATAGATAAATTGCCGTTTAAATGAAGGCAACCAAAACTAGGAAAATCCTCGAAATTCGCCGTGCGGTCCAAACTAAATAAAGCGTCCTTAGACATAATGCTGCAACCAACACGACTAAACATCTTGTAATGAATAGGATCGTTTCGCTTGAAAACACCTAAACAATTAAACGCACTGTCCAAACTATCCAATAAATCACCCAAATAATAATGAGCGCCAAAATGCTCCGCAGAATGACGCTTCGTCTTGCGCCTCTTCCTGTCATTAAAATGCTTTACCTCAGTCCGCTGAAAAAAAGACCTTATCCAAGCAATCAACCTGTTCATAACAAAAATACTCCCATATCTCCTACATAATCAGCCTATGCCGCTTTGTGGGATTATGTCAAGCGTTTAGCATATTATTATTTTTTTTTATAAAAAATTTTTTTGGGGAACCGTGCGCGGGGAACTTGGTGTAGTGTTGTGTCTGACCGCGAGTCCGAAAAGGGGGTGGGCCGTCTTTATATGATCCCGATCCCGATAAACCGTTTAAAATCAACAGGGTACCTGCAAACGCTAACATTTGTTCGTGTTTGGCATCGCGCATGAAAAAACCCGCGACATGCGCGGGTGTTTCCGATTGGCGTATGTCGCGCGGTTTATGTGATGCCAGAAAATCGCGTTGCGCGACTAGGCGCGGCAATCTGTGGCGCTGGGTGTGAGACTGTTTTAACATGTCTGGTATTTTTCTTGACCAGCTTATTGCCGCGATAATTGGCTGGGCGTTTTGATTGCGCGGCGCGGCGCTGTGCGCGATTTGGTTTGGTATTCTGCATTGTGTTTCCCTTCGCTGTGGTGGCGGTATTGCCAGTGATAGAGCCGCGCGTTGCGGCTCTACTGCGAGCAATACTTAGCGGCGCGCTATGGTGTCGATACGGTCAAACCAGTAATCGTAATCATCATCCGTGGTGCGCGCCCATATGCTAGGATTAGACAAATCTTGCACTACATCTGTGCGCGCTGTCACTTCGTCCCATGTCTCTAAGATTTGATAGCGTGTGTAGTCAGTACCATCACCATAGCTGTGCCCTTGTGCTTGCTGTGTGTGGGTCACAAGCGCGCTATCGCCTATACGGTTGCGGATTTCGGAAACCATGCGGCGCACGCTTGTTTCTGCTACCCCTGTGGCAAGTATGATTTCGTGCGTTGTCGCGCCGCGATCTGTGCGCAACATGTCATACACGTTGCGTATGCGGCGCGCCTGTGCAGCAAACGCGCTTGCGCCTGTGCGCGGTGTTGTGTGCGTTACTGTGGTCATCTGTGGGCGTGGGTGCCGTGTCTCAATGCTGTGCTGTGCGATGTTCAAAAGCAATTGCACCCATTTTTGAATTTTGATCGTTTCCGTGGTGCCGCCTGCCTGCCGAAATTCAATGGTCTGCTTGCCTTGTTCAAAATTCTGCAAATTGATGTTGGTGAATTTGCCGTGCAATTCGGTCATGGCGCGCACAATTTCGCTTGTATCGGTTGCGCGCTTTACGTTGCGGATCATGCCTGCGGTGATTTGATGCCCCATAAATTGACTAAAATGTGGGTGTCCCTCTGTGCGTGATTTTTGATGTAGCGAATTGATAATATCTTGCTGGTCATACATGCGGACAATAATATCACGCAGTTGCTCTGTGGTAATTGGGTCTTCAGTTCTATTTTCAAGACTAATCATGCGCCCAGTGCGTTGTGTGTAAGCGATACTCTCGCGGCAAAACATTTCACGCTCACGCTCTGTTTTGACGTTAAGCAAGCGGCGTGTGGACATGTGAACATGACAACCGCAACCGCCGCGTGATGATGACCGCTCTGGAATAGTCGCGCCGCCACGTACTGAGCTATTGAACATTTCTTCAACCGCTGCCCACGCAAAAGCGCAATCGACTAAAATGGGCGTATTGGTTTCACTGTTTACAACGCCGCAATCGCTGCACGTTGTGAAGCCTTCAACGCCGTCTCTGCGATACTGATCGGCTTGTGTGTGCTGTGTGATATTGCCTGAAAACTCAGGCTCGAAACCAAATGGCAGGGCGTTCTCTGTGTGGGTTTGTACTGGCATTTTTTACTCTCCTATAAGGCGAACGGGTTATTCCGTGTCGCTCTTTATATATATAGCCCTATTTTCAACCTACTTGTCAACACCATTATCACGAAATGTTTCAACTTGTAACATCAAGTGATAAGACTTACCATTGGTCAACTTTTAAACCATTAGTCAATTTTCAAAACATTCAGTCAACTTCCAAACCGTTGGAAAGCCGAACAATTGTTCGGGTTTGTATGTGCGTGGTGCGGTGTGGATATGATAAAGGGCCGAGGTATATAATACCCCGACCCCGACCCCGATTGATCCCGACCCGATCCCGAAGGCCCGACCCCGAAGAGTCAGGCCCGATTGTTAAGAAGAAACGTCCGCTTCTGTTTCTTCTAATACTTCCATTGCGTGCTCAAGTGCTTCCTGATCGCTATCAATACCGTAGCAAGTAAAGCAATGGTAATCGACCCACTGCCCCCCGATAGGTGCCTGAAGATTAAAAGTTGCGGCTTCATTCCACTGAAGCCGAAAATGCTCACCGTTGTGTTCTACTTCCCAATGTTTCATTATTCTGTCTCCCGCTTGTAAAAGAAATCGCCTGTTGTCCATACATGAAAATTGTCATGCTTTCGCAACCTGATTTGTGCGTAATACTCAGCACAACCGTTCGGCACATTGTCTGTATATTCTAATTCAAGTTCGCCGCAATATAGCTTGTCAATCTCTTTTGAAACTAACGCTTCAATGTCTAACTTTTCATTTGGCCCTAGACGGCGATTGCAAAGTAACTCGCCGGTATGATTGTTTTCGATTGTTAAAAACATAGCGTTCTCCTTTTTGCTAACACCTATATAACGTGAGTCAACCACCAGGTCAACAAGTATTTTAAATAAGTTTACCCGGTGCAATTTAACCGGTCCGGGCGACTCCGGGCGCTCCGGGTAAATAAACACGAACAATTGTTCGGGTTCTATTCCGGGCAAAAAAATACCCGGTGAATTAACACCGGGTAAAAGTTTATGCGACTTCTGTTTTCCCCGCTTCGTTTGCCGCAACCCGAAGGCAATAATCATCAAGCCCGAAGTCCCGATACCCTTCTTCGATCATGTCGAAGTAGTGCTGACTTGGAGGCCCGACATAGTTTTTATTATTCATTTCATACACTAACCATCCGCCGTTAATCTTCCGACGATTGTAAAGCGTTGGATACCCTTCCAATATATCCAGTGCTTCTAGGCAACTAGGCGTGATGGCCCATAGCGCAACGGGGCATATGCTGTCCCGATCCCGAACAATGTCAGCAACGCCCCGAAAAACTAGCCGAGTGTCGGGCAGGTAGAACCCGCCCATCGGTTTAGCTAACGGGCAACGTGCTTCCATTGCCCGACGATTAGTATTCATGCCATAGGCCATATAAAGCATCATGTTTACACCGACACCCATTCACTGTCGCCAAGCTCCCGAACAGTCTCACCGTCCTTGACAAGATACTGCCGCAGGTTACGCTGACATACGCGATAATCAGAACCGCTGAGTTCTAACAGGCCGTTGATACGATCCCGCGTTGTGACGGTGGGCCAATCTGCGAGAGTAAACCACAGTTTACTTTTGCCTCGCTCTGCGATCAAGTTTCCGTGCAGCCATACACTATAGCCGTCCGTATTAGTCCGCTGTGCCGAAGCCTTCTCACCTTTTAAGAAAGCGGACATGATTTTCTTTGTTTCTTTTCTCATGTGTCTGTCCTTTCATTTACTAGACAAACAACATGTATCCCACATTATCCCACATGTCAACAATTAAAATAATAAAGTTGAAATAAAAAAACCCCCGCTGTTGCAGTGCGAAACCTAGCCGAGCGGGGGTAGTTGAGTAAAGAGGAGTAATGCAGCGCCAAGATGCCTGACCCCGGCCTGTTTGTCAAACGCGAACAATTGTTCGGGTTGTGATTGCCGGGGGTCAAGGTCTGTCAACGGTTGACCCCCGGTTCTGCCCGGCGACCCAAAGTGTACCCGGCAGGTTCCCCGGAACCCCGATCCCGAACAATTGTGCGGGTTCCCCGACCCGGCCCGATCCCGGCCCGATTGCAGGCAACCGGGGGTAAAAGACTTAACATAATACTTGTTTGTGATAGGGGGGCTACAGTACCCGAACAAGTCTTCGGGTACCCCGACCCCCGAAAGACCCGACTTGGCCCCCTGCGGGCCTTCAGATCGCCCCGACGATGGCCCTGCGGCCCTACCCGCCAAGCCCAGCCCCGATCAGTGCGGCTTTTCGCTAATTTCTGTTAAGTGTTCTGGTTCTGTTGCTTCAGGTGTTACATCGATCATTCGGCTTTTAGCCCGATCCATGATGACTTGCAGCTTTTTAGTTATTTCGTCTTTATCCATGCTGTCTATTTTTTCGTGCGTTACATGGCTGCGGTTGACCATGAGGCCGGCCACTTTGAGGCGCAGTTCTTCTGCTTTAATTGCTGCGCTATAGTTTCCTGCGGCCCACGCTTCATCGCGGAGCATCTGCATATCCCGAACAGATTTGGTTATGTTGACTCCATACTTTGATTCTAGTTCGACGCGCATTTCTTCTAGTCGTTCCCGAACGTGTGGCGTGTTGAGTAGTTGCACGGCTTGTACGTTTGGGTGTTTGTATCCTGCGGCTCTAGCTGCTGCTGTTTGTGTCATGTCTTTATGCAGGAAGTTATTTAGGAATGTTTGCTGCTGTGGTTTGAGTGAAGGCCCGTTTGGATTTTTTTCCCCGACTTTTGGCATGCTGCGAATCCCTGCTGTGGTGCCCCCGATCAATAGCACATTATCCCACAAGTGCGCAAGTCCTTATCACGGTATTGGCGGCATTAGATTAACATCAAGGGGGGGTAGTATATATACCCCCCTGTAAAGGGGGTACCGTGCTTACCGTAAAATAACGCATTGATTTTATTCAACAATTTACGGTAAAACGGGTTTTTACCGTGCTTACCGTAAATCCTTAACCCATTGATATTGTTTAACATTCTACGTTACGTTAAGCGCGGTAAAATTTAACGTGAATTTTTTTACCGTAAATTATCCAATGAAATCAATGGGGCGGTTTTTAGTGAAAATGGCTATTATTTTATTTACATTTGCTATTGACACTAGGACTTTCTGGGATTAGGTATGGTGTTATCTTTTATAGCAAAAGGAAAATGACAAATGAAACCACAAGAGATATTTGACGCAGCTTCGGTTCATTTGATGGGCATGGACGGCCCGTCATTGGACGAGAACAATGACGCTTGCGTGTACCGTGGGTATGACGATGATTGTGAGTACAACGGTCAGAAGTGTGCCGTTGGCTTGTTCATTGCTGACGAGTATTACAGCCCCGACTTAGAGGGTCAGGGTATAAGCGGTGGACAGGCTGTTGCTGACGCTGTTGCGGCGTCATGGGGTCAAGATGATTTAACTGTCGATCAGATAAGTTTGTTGGCTGATTTACAGAACGCGCATGATGAAACGTCTAGGGGCAGTTCGTTAATACCTGACCATACTTGGTCTAAGAACATTGTTGCCGCTTTAGACGGTGTAGCCACCAAGTTTCACCTACGCTTTGATCCGAAGGGGGCCAGCGCATGATACGTTTAACAGACATTGCGGGACGCAAGACGCTTGCGGTTACGTTGGGAGAGCGCACGGGTGAGGACATTCATTACAGCGAAGTTTGTGCTGATGATAAGTATGTTTATCGCCACAACTCTGAGTATCCTGACGAAGTTGAGCTTTATGAGATTCCGCTTTCCATGTGCGCAGAGGTTTATGACGATGTTGCATATGACAAGTCGCCGTTTGTAGACCCGAACAATTTCAGTCGTGATTCACAGCGCGGCGTTCGTGGGTTTTCCCGTGAAGTATGATTTGAAGGACATGGCGTGGTCGGTAGTTGTACTGCTGACCATTGCTGCAATCACGTTCGTCATTTTGGCGATGTAACTAGCAGAGAGGATGCTAACGATGGATTACAAGATTAATTCTGGGGTTCCGATCCCCGACGTTGTTTCGGGTAAGAAGAGGGGCAGGGGCAAGTGGCAAGTTTTGCTTTCGTCCATGTCTGAGGGCGATTGCGTTGATATACCTAGCGGGTCGTATAACAGCATTTACGTTGCTGCGTCCCGATTGGGCATTACTTTAATGAGCAGACGCGAGGCTGATGGTTTGGCTGATGGATTTGTTCGCATTTGGCGTGTGTCAGATGGATGATACTGTTCACATTCCTTACATTGTTGATCGTTTGGACGAGATTATTGATCTTTATGAAACTGAGGATGATTCGTTAAGCGCGGTTGAGGAATTGCGCCGTGAGTTGATTTTCAACATGGGGGTTAATTCGTTGGCCCGACATAAAGATCAGGACAAGAAGATATTGGATGGGTCGTATTTCCCGCCTGTGATTAAGCTGCGGGGTGTTCCAGATGATGATTGATTGCCCTGAGTGTTCACATTCTGACCGTAAGGGTGAGGTAGAACACGAACAATTTAAGATGACTTCATACGGTGTTTATGAGCCGTTTGGGGTTTGGAAGACTTGTGAGAACTGTTCTGGTTCTGGCGAGATTGAAGCCGATTAAAAGGATGAATGTAATGGCTGATAAGAATAAAAGAAAACTTACGCCTACGAAACGCGCTATGAAGCCGTGGACGGGTAAAGAGATTGACCAGTTGCTTGAGTACAAGGCAACGGGTTTTAAGCACAGCGAGATTGGTGAGCTTATGGGTCGATCCACTAAGTCGATCAATGTTAAGATTTCCAAGATACGTCTTGGTGTTGAGGCGGCGAGTAATCCTGTTGAGGATTTAACGCCATTCCAGAAAAATCTGGACTCGACGTTATTTGGGGAAGTTTCCCCCGATGACAAGCCTAAGAAGCCCCGTAAGCCCCGCGCAACGAAGCTATCACTGACTCCGCAACCGAAGGCTGCTGATGCGTTTAACGTGCCTAAGAAGCCCGTTTATGTGGCTGTTGTGTTGGTTTTGGTGATTGTTGCTTGGTACTTAGGTAGCATGTCGTAAGTGCAAAGTTGGGGGCGGCAATGACATGATTTGATCCAGCGAGGTTAAATCAAACCGCCCCCACATTTTGTTTATCATTCATAGCGAAAAGGAACAACTAAAATGCCGAAGTTTAATAACATAGAAGAAAAGCAGAAGTTTTTCCGCAATGCCATGCGGAAACTTGATACAGGTTTGCCAAAGGAAGCCAGCCCAGATTTGATAAAGTTTTTTGTGCTTCATGTGATAACGGCTTATGACCATGATGATTGTTGGGATGATGTTAAAGGGTTTGTTGACTTTGCTTTAAAAGAGAAGAGTCAATTTGATTCAGCTAGACAGGCGGTAGAAGATGCTGATAACATGTTGGATGCAATAACAAACAGCAAAGACAGATGATGCAACCAGAAGATTTAGAAAGAATTGCGGCGGGGCTTCTTAACGAAGTACCCGCTAATTTTTCGACTGCTGACTTACGCGATTTAATAGTCGAACTTTTGTTCGGGTTAGGCGTGAGTCCATCAGATTTGCCGATGTTTTGTTTACTGCTGATTGATAAATACGTGGCGGATAATAAGATAGAAGAGTCCCGACAAAGAAAAACCCCGCCCGATTATGGGCAGGGTTTGTGACTTTCAGCATGTTGCGTGGGATTATCTATAGCGACTGCCCATTCGCGGCAATGGTTTAGACGGGTTTCTATCGGGCCATTCGTACACGGCTTCGCCATGCAGCGGCCTTGATTCTAGGTGTCCTTCTTTTACGAGGTTTCGCAGTAGTTCTTGCGCTACATCGTCTTTGACACGCATTTTTCTGGCGAGGTCTTTGATTGTCCAAGCGTCTCTAGTTTTGATTGTGTCGAAGGCTATAGCCATGAGGTCTACTTTGGCCCCATAGTTACGCCCGACGATAGCTTGAGTTGGTTGTGCTATTAGCTGATGACGTAGGTTTTCGATTCTCGCTAGTTCTATATATGTTGGATTTAATCCACTCATATTTTTTTCCCCCATGATCTTAGATCACTAACATATCGTTCTAGTTCTGTACGCGCTACCCACAGATCGTTTTGTGCGTTGGGTAGTGGGCTTTTTTTGAATGTTTCGTCTTGCAGTCTATCGACTCTGCCGCGCAGGAACTTTAGTTCTGATTCTTGCGCGGGTGTTAGGCCCGTTTCTAGTCCCACATTGCGTCCCCTTCTAGGACGATTGCAGGCCCGACTAGCCTGCGCCCAGCGATCATGCTGGCTTGAATATTAACGGGAAGATCGTGCATTAGACCCTCTTCGTTAATTATGAGTTGCATTTTTTCTGGGTTCATTAGTGGAACCATTTCCACCAGCCCCCCGACAATCGCTTGCGCTTCTTCTAGCGTAGGCTGTTTGTCTTTAAAGAAGTGTAACATTTTTTCTGCCATTTTGTATCCTTTGCTATTACGGCGTTATTTCCCAATTTGGGTAATTACGGCGTTATTTCCCAAAACGGATTAAAATACGCATTTAAATCCGCTCCCAAGGATTAGCACATCATGGCATGCGTGTAAATAAAAAAAACCCTCACCGCGGCAACGGTAAGGGTTTATAACTTAACGAAAGGATCGTTATGTTTATTTGAACTTTGTAGCTGTAACTACCTAGCAAAATGTAAGAGCGACCTAACCCTTAATTCCCAATTCCTAGCATAAGGTTTTATGTTATGCAAGCCTTTATTTATAAATTTTCTCGCGCTGTTCTGGCTTCATATTCGCCACGGCTTAACGGCCCACCTGCAACGCCCAGCCACTTATTTACACCTGACTGTGTTAGCCTGTAGGTATCAACGCGCCCTGCCTCTTGCAGTGCTGTTATGGTGTTTTTAACTGTGCTTTCTCCAATGTGTTTCAGTGCGATTACGCATGGTTCACCTGACGAACTTGTTCGTATTGCTTCATGCGCTCCGTCATTAGCGCCGCCTTTTGTGACTGCATTTCCGTCAGCTTCCATCATGGCTAAGAAGTCGAACATGTGTTGGAGTCTGTTTCTGACCGCGTCTGACAGCGCCAAGTTGCGTATATCTTCTGACCTATCTTCTAACAAACCTGTGTTCGGGTTTCGGATAAAGTGTCTTATGTCCCGATTAGCTGGCCCGTTGGCTTTGACCACAGCGCCATCGAACACGGTGTTACGTGCATAATCCACGTTGAGGTCTTTACATCGCTGTCTGCCTAGCCGTTCTTCTACGTTCCACACGGTAAATGCGCAGCGGACGCCATCAACGATAGCTGACGTACCCCGAATGAGATTACGCGCTTGTTCTGGTGTTGTGACGGGATCGTTGTCTTTGATTTTAGCCATGTGGTGATTGACCATGACTGTAGCGCCTGTTTCAGTTGATATTTGCGCAAGCATACCCATAAATGCGGCTCCTGCGGCTGGATCAGCGTTTACATCTGCGTGTACGAATGACGCCATTGGGTCGATAACCAGCAGTGCGAGATTTTGCATTTCTAAGATTTGATCGTAGATGCGTCCAAACTCTTCGCCCATGACGTAGCTGTTGTCGATCTTTTGCATGATTGGAAACACACCGCCGAGGTTAGGTAACGGCAGGATTTTTAAATTGTTCGGGTATTCGCGGCGCTTGCCCATAGGGTCCATGCGTTCTATTCGCCTGTGCATTTCGTCTTTATCATCTTCTGCGGATAGAATTATTGCATCCCCGAATGTGGATACCATACCCCCGAAAGCTGATTGCATGGGTTCGCCCGATGCGACTTTCATTGCTAGGTCTAGGGTCATCATGCCTTTACCGCTATCGCCAGCGGCGGCGAATATGGTTGGAACGCCTAGCGGTATTGTGCCGTTGATTAGGTACTCTTGTTCGGGTGCGCGACCTACAAAGTAAGTCCCGATGTTTAGGCTATCGTCCAGCAGGTGTATTGGCTTTTTGATTTTGCTTTGGCTACTGCGGATAAACCTGTGAACGTCAAATTGTTCGTCTAGTGCGTCTGCGGCATCCCACTTTTCTGGTTTTCCGAATGGCGCACGTAGCATGAGAGTTGATTTTGCCCCTGCATCTTTGGCGAGGCGTTCTACGAGTGCAGCCAAGTCCCGACCTGCTTTATCGTTGTCGGGCCAAAGGATTACGTCTTTGCCCTCAAGTGGTGAGAAATCAAACTTATGGGCGACACGTTCCGATAGCATGCCTGCGCCCCCGATAGTACAGGTAGCTGCAAAGCCCATGCTGGTTAGTGCATCAGCGCATTTCTCGCCTTCCGCCCATATAACTGTTTCTGCATCCAAAATGTTCGGGATGTTATATAGGGGTCTTGGCTCTGGCAGACCCATACGCCCGTTCATAAACTGGCGAAATTGTTTTTTAACTTCGCCGTCTTCGCTTTCTTCCACGTATTTACGGACTGTGACAAGCACAACGCCGTCAGCGTCAGTGTATGTATATTCCGCATCGTATGGTGTATCTAAATTGTAGACCTTTTTTGCGCCTACTTGTTCGGGTTGTTGCAGCGGAATTGGTTCCGGGCTTGGTACGTTGGCAAGTTCGGGTTTGATTGGGTTTTCTGGCGCTGGCTCTTGTGGCGTTCCGAGGAAAGATTGATAGTGCGCGGCGACTTCTCTGCTAGTCCAGCCCCGACCTTCCATGAGGATTTTGGTTATACCCCCGATGCCATCACCTGTGGCCCAATCCTGACCGCGCATGAAGTTGGGGCCATGAATATCTATGTTGATTTGTAACGAACTACCCGCTTCGCCTTGAAACGACCCGATCATAAATGTAGTGCCGTGACGCACACCATTTGGGTATGTATCGAACAAATCTTGAAGCTGTGTTGTGCGTGGCACAAGGTTGGAAATTTTATCTGTAAGCTGGCTAGTTGTGTTGCCAAAGCGCAATATTGTCATTATGTTGTCCTTATCACTCATCCTGATACAAAATGTGGGGTGTTCCGATCAGCCTTGGAATGCCCCACTATTGCTGTTTTATTCAATTCGCCAAACCCTGTAGCAAACCCAACTAGAGTCAATGATTCTGGCTGTTTCTGGAACATGTTCGGGTTCTGCCTCATAGTCTCTTCTTTTTATAGTTTTAAACCCATGTTTTTTAGCACACGTTTTAAAATACTCTGCACGGGAATTTGCGTGTGGGAACTCGCCATCTCCCACGAATAAAACACTGTCACCAATTTCCAAACGCGCAGCAATGTTAAGGGTTTTGCTATCGGCAGAAGGAATTGGTACATTTTTATCAATTTTTAGTGTCATTGTGTTTGCTCCCCCCAGCACGAATCCTGATACTCACAGAACTTGCAAAGAAAGAAATCTTTGCTTTGTGCGATGCGTGGTAGAATGTCATTTGCTTTTGCAGCCGTCAAGATATTTACTGCCCTATCGCTGGCTTCCTGCGCAAGCCCTTGATTGAAAGGGATTATTTCATAGTATATCTCGCTGGTGTTTTTATTCACTACGGTGAACAAACAAGGTGTTTCTGTTAACTCCATGTAGGCTTGGTACAGTGCCACTTGGGTAGCATACACTGGATTTGCCTTAGCAACGCCGTGCTTTTCAAACGCCCTAAACTTATTGTCATTGGCTGATTTGCATTCCCACAGCATAGGATACGGCGCTTTTACGGGGCCATCACAGACTACGCCGTCTATGTGACCGCGTATTTCACCATCAGCGATTGAGAACCCGAACTGTTCACCCATTTTGTCTTCTGTGCGTAGGTCAAACCCTGCGTCCTGTATCCACTTGGCGGCATAGTCTTCGATGTTGTGACCGAACTGGAATATCCGCAGTGTTCGTGCGGTAAATTCCTTGCCACTATCAATGGGTCTGTTGAGGTAGCGATATTGTATTTTGCGTGAGCATTCATCACCAATGCTGGACGCACCGATATACTTACGCCGCTCACGTTTCTTTTCGCCTTTGACGATCCCCTGATCCACAGCCTCTTTGATTTGTTCGGCTATTGGGTCTGGTTCCCTAGAATGGGATTGAAGTAGAAGGCCAACTGCCTGTTGACTTATAGTAGGATTCTTCAAGGTTTCCGACATTTACCGTCTCCGTAATTTTTTTTGATTCTTGCAGTGCGAATATCAACACTTGGACTTGTTCTTCTGTCAGGTCGCAGAACCGCGTACCCCAGCCGAAGTATCCAAGTATGAATGACAACTCTTCGATTGGGTCTTTTGCTGATTCGTAATTCAATGGACTGTTCCCTCTTCTAACCCGAACAACTCTGCGGCTTTGTCGAATAGCCCCTCATCTGCTTCCGGGTTTTGAAATATAGCATCCGCTACTTTTTCTTTATCCACGAATATTTTTGCGCAGCCCCCGATACATAATTTTTTTGAATGTTCCATGTGGTCTTGCACTGCTTTTCCTGCGGCTTGGGTAACTTTTTCGCCATCGTTCCAATCTGACACAAACGCAACGATTTTGTATTCTTCACAGGCAAACTCGCTGTTGTCGTAAACTATGGCTGTTAGTTCAAGTTCTATCCGTGCCATCATCTCTTCCTTTTTTGATAGCCAACTCGCCACCACAGGCCATGTAACCACATGCGTCTACCCAGTTGTCAGGATTGCTTTTGTTAGATTTTAGCCGTGCTATTTTTAACAGCGTCATCATCACTGCAACGTCAGTAGATGTGAAATCCCATTCGTTGTTAAAGTAAATTTGCCACAACTCTGCTATGGAATCAAAGTTGTCTTCCATATCACCGTGCGTGGCGTCACGATCTTTGGTGACGTACTGCTTTGCCGTATCTAATATTTCTGCCCGTTTCATTCAGCTATCCTTTCCACTGCTGCGTCTATTTGTTCTTTGTTCCACAGATAGTTTAGCCAACACGCGGCTTTGTATTTTGTCCATGAGAAGTCCATTGCGCTTACTTGAACCCCACCCCTGCGCAAAGCATCACGTTGCTTGTCTGTGGCCCTCTCATTGAGCCAGCGTTTAGATTTGTTAGCTGCGTTACTGTCTTCTATTTCACGCATGAAGTCATCTGCGGCTGACATGGCTTGCACCTTACCACCAATTGCGACTGAGCGCACCTTGCGCCCGTTCTGAGCCTTGACTAGCCCAATAGATGTGTCGCCCACTGTGCCGACTACGCCAAAGCCGTTGAAGCCCATTGCCATGAGGCACGAACCGTTGCCGAATATGTCCATCCATAGGAACGGTGATAGTTCCATGAGGTCGTATTCTGTCAGCGTGAAGTCCACCAATTCTTCTGTGTCTTGGCTTTGGAACTCATAGCCACACTCAACGCACATTCTGACGTTAAGAGGGTTAATGAATCCGCACTCTGGACATTGCTTTTCTGGCGCTTCCCCGTTGGGGTCTTTAAGCTTGCCATCTAGGTTAGCTGCTTCATCCAACGCACCATGCGTTAGAATGCTGCTACCGAAGTCTAGCACAATACAGTCTTTCTTGATTTGGTCAGGATAAATCTCTGGATCAAGAATGCGCAAACCGCGCCCAATCATCTGCACCATTGTTGATTTAAATGAGCAGGGTCTGGTTAGAACCACACAAGATACAGGCGGTGCATCAAAGCCTTCGGTCAGCACTGCTACGTTCACCACAACTTGTACGTCACCAAACTCAAGGTCATGCAGGATTTGTTCGCGTTCTGGCTTTGGCGTATCACCAATAACCATTTCAGCGTTTATGTCATGTTCGATAAACATATCCAGCAAGTCTTGTGCGTGGTTGATTGTGGAGCAGAATACAACGGTCTTTCGATCCCCTGCGCGGTCTTGCCATTCATTGACCACACGTTCGTTAATGACGCGCTTATTCATTATTCGCGCAACCTCATCCATGTCGAAGTCATTGCCGCGCCGTGTGACCCCTTCCAGAGCCTCTGTGACGCCAACATCGACAACGTAAGCCTTGGGTGGCACTAGGAAGCCTTCGCGTATCAGCGTGGCTAATTCTATTTGGTGTGAGCAATTGGTGAACACGCTGCGCAGACCTTTGCCATCTCCGCGATTAGGCGTGGCTGTAAAGCCAACTATCTCAGCGTGTTCGTTGTCTTCTTTGACCGCTTCGATAATTCTCATATAGGTGTCAGCGGCTGCATGGTGGCTTTCATCTACAACAACCATATCGAACTTTGGCCTGTGGCGCAGATTGTTTTCGCGTGACAGGGTTTGCACCATTGAGAATATGGTGTCACCGTCCCACTTTTTAATCGTGCCATTGACGATACTGGTGGATATGTTTGGGTTTACCTTTAGAAACTTTTCGCGGTTTTGCGCTACAAGTTCGTCGCGGTGCTGCAACACAAGAATGCGTTTACCTTCTTGGTGTCTTTTACCAATGAGCGCAGACAACATAATAGTTTTGCCTGCGCCTGTGGGAGCAACTACGATTGTATTTTTGTGGGTGTCCAGCGCATTTAATGCGTCTGAAATCGCCACCTCTTGATAGGGGCGTAATATCATTTGATTGTCCTCTTCGCTAAAAGAAAATTGGGGGGTTCACGGCCCACGGCCCCCCATCCGTGGTAGCAGGCGCGGAATGGCCTTGCCGCTACTACCTCTGCGCCCAGCTTGGCACGGGACTTCCAGCTTGCGGTGCTGGTGCCTGTGGTTGCTGGTATCCTGCTTGCGCTGCTGGCGTTGATTGCATTGGCGCTGACGCGGTAGCAATGAACCCCTTTTGATCTGGCGTTAACGCAGCCATCAATTGATTTTGATCGCTATACCCGTTGGTGCCTTTCTTGATGCCAATCTTGGCACAAATCTCCATAGCGTTCAAGTCAAACACGCCAGAGATATTTCTGCGCTGTTGGGCTTCGTCCGACATATCGCTGGCCTTTAGATTGTTTGCACTTTCCACAATCTGACGCAGTGTTCGCAGACCAATTTCTTTAGCCAACGGCATACCGCTCTTGCCCATTTTGTTGCCATCAACAAAAATTTTAGACCAGAACTTACGTCTGTCGAACTCACCGCCGATGCAGGTAAATTCTAGTTCCATCCACTTTGCAGCGGAACTTTGTGATTGCTTGAACCACTGGCCCTGACCAAACTCAGGCAGTTCAATATCGCCGCTTTTAACAACGATAACTGCACGGCTGATTGCGCCGTTTGGAATGAGCGAAAACTCACGGTTGCCGCCATCATCTGCTGGTGTTTCATTAAGATTAAACATTTTTATTTCCTTCGCTTTGCTGCGTTTCTGGTTTTACAAAATCCAACGGTTTCCCATTTGCTGAAAGTTGTGAACTCATTTTGTCGATCAGTTTACCTAAGTGTGGTTCTTCAAGTGTAGCCAATCGACCAGACCTATCCTTGGCAGGATAGCCCCATTCATTCAATGGCTGACAGATAAATGCGCGGTACGGCCCATTTTCACCTGTTAGAATAGCCATTGTAATTACTTCATCAACAATTCCGGGCAATTCGCGCCCTGTCTTGCTGCCTTCGATCTGCAAGTTATATTGCTTGCGGCTGTAGTCATCTGTGGTTTCATCCAAGATGCCAACAAAGATTACATTCTTTTCGCGGATATGCTGCAAGTGGGTTAGCCACTGCATCATTTCACGACCATGCAAGCCGTATGCTGCGCGTGTGTCCAGTTTACCTGTGCGGTCAGACCGCGACTCTGGTTGTTGCTGGCACCATGAAAAGCACAAGCGCCCTGCTACTGTAATTGAGTCCACAAACAGCGTATCATACTTTGCTACTAGCGCAGTTGGATCACCCTCTTCTGCACACAGAAAATCATAGTGTGCTTGGCTGTATGGCTGATCTTCTGCCAGTGATGGGTTTGGCCCACCAAGATAGCATGCAAGATCACGACACTCAGGCCATGACTGCGGACGCATCACATCAATGGGATGCCCTTCGATAGCTGAGTCGCCAGCTTCTAGGTCAACGAACAATGTGCGTTCGCCTAGAGTTCTAGCGAGTGTGGTTTTACCCACACCGCTTTGACCACAGATCACAATTTTGTGACCTTTCTTTTCAGATAACCGTTGATCGGCTGTGATAATTTGAAAACCCATTACTTGTCCTCGACTTCTACTGTAAAGCGTCCGACTTCTGTAGTACGGGCGGCTTCTAGTGTTGCTTTGATTGCGGGTGGAGCGGTTGTGTACTTGCGCTCTTCCACAGCGTAGGTCAGCTTTGCGTAGTGCTGTGCATTCTCAGGCGTCATGCTGTTGAATGTGTCACGCAGTACGTCTTGATCCCAAGTGACCTTTTTACCAACGTTGACTTTCATAGCCACATTGCCTTCGACAATATGCGCAGTACCAAAGTCTTTACCGTCTGCCCGTAGTGCATCACGCGCCAATGGCAGAAATAAATCTGATAGTTGATCGTCTACGTTTTTGAGTTCGGCACGAAGCTCAGTGATTACTGACTTGAGTTCGTCGCGCCGCTCAAACAGTTCCATACTGTTCATGCGTATATTCCTTCTTTGCTACAAGTTCCCAATACCTAGCAAGTGCTGGCATACGTGTCAACTATTTTTTTTGGTTAAATATATTTCAATGCCTAAACAAGCCTTCATCAGCTTCTTTTTTAGTTTAAATTCAGGGGTTTCCACGCCTTTTGCGTCTTCAACAATTTGTTCCCACACGCCATCTTTGTTCTCGCGCTCGTATCTAAAGTCGGCAACATAGGCGCATATCTTCTGGTCATTAACGATCAGATTGAACCTGACTTGCAGTTCCAAGTTTCTGACGGTGCCAGCCCGTTCTAGCGCGTGTAGATATAAATAGCGTTCTGATTCCCACTTTGAATCGAACTTGATGTTGTGAACCACAACCTTCTTATTACCGTACTTGGGCCTTGACCCAAATCTTCTGGGATTATATGGTCTTTGTGACGCCATGTTTGGGAAAGGAACCTTTATGCCAAATCCAAAAGAATACAAGTCTGTTGGCCTTACAACAGAGGCATACGATAAGTTGAAATACGTTGCAGCGCAAGAGGACAGACCATTGGGGCGTCAGCTTTCAAGGCTGATTGACGTTGCTTACTTGCAGATACAGAACGCCAAGCGTGGTTATAGACCTGCCAGCACAGGCGGCATTGGTTCTGCATCTACTGTCATGGAACTTGAAGACTAAAGCAGCCCTGCGCTTCCCAAACCGCCAAGTAAAGTAGCCGCCGCCGCAGGGTTTTGGGCGGCTCTTTCTCGTAGTGTCATCTGTTGTGCGTTACGTCTTATTTGTTCAATGGGAGACAATGGTGCAGCAGGACCAGTTTTTCTAGGCGCGGGAGGTTCAAAATTTATTGCCGGGGGCGTTACAACTGGAACACTTGTTCGGCTTTCCGGGCCTTGAGAACCTAAACCTAAAGCTCTAGGCGTTACTTGTTTGGCTACTCTGCTGGCTCCACCTAAAGCTCGTCCTGTTCCTTGAACTACTTTACCTATTTTACTCGCAGTTGCGCCAGCATCCACACCCTGTTCACGCGCAGCATCGTCCAAGAATCCTAGAATTGCACGACCATTTTCTTTAGCTGTACCGCCACCCTCACGTAACTCTAAAAACTTTTTTGCAACTTCATGTCTGCCAAGTGCTTTAGCACCTAATCTCATTTGTGAAACACGCGCAATCGCAGTTAATGGATGTTTAAACACTTGCGCCCAAATGCTACCCGCAGCAATTGCACCCTCTTTTGTTACATCACCTAAAAACGAAAGTTCTTCCGCGAACTCATACAATGCTTTTGTTGTGTTCGGGTTTGCAGCATCATCAAGAATTGTTGATAGAACTTTTCTATCATACATACCTAAAGTTTCTTGTAACTTTCCTGCACTTTTTGCGCTGTCAAAAAGTCCACTATCTACGGATTCCATAATGTCTTGCAACACAACTTGGCGCATGTTGCTTTTCATTTGTGGATTATCCCCAAAAAACTCCATAATTCTGCTGGCTTCAGATTGAGATAGGTTAGGTGTTGTTAAAGCCTGAACAACTTCATCATAAGATCGTGGGCCTAGCTTACCTGTTTCCAAATCTTTTAACACACGGGCTTTTAACAAATCATCATAATCGCTGGTTACTTTAGCTATGTCATTAAGAGCATCCAACACGCTTGTTGGCGCTCCTGCTTCACTAGCCAATCTAATTTGTTCGGCTTTTACGCCGCCTCGCATATCTGACTTGCCTATAGCGTTGGCTAAATTTTGTATTTCGTCCCACTTGTCACCAAACAATTCTTTGCCCGTTCCTTTGAGGGACATGATTTTATTTCTAAAAGTTTTGCCGTTGAATTGCGTTGGGTCAAGTGGATCACGCCCTGCATCAGTTAAAGCGTCATCTATGAAGCTACGACCTAACATATCCCGAACTTCATCAGGATTATCTACAGTTTTTAAAATGTTACGCAGTCTTTCTGGTTCATCTGGCTTGACCACTTTAGAAAATAATTTGTCAGATGTAGCCCGTGGTACATTACCGTTTAATGACTGCAAATCTCTTAAAGACCTAATGATACTCAAATCAACAAGTTTTTCAAAGGGTTCTATTCCATCACGATAATGCTTTATCGCTATTTCTCTTTGTTTTGCTGCTTGTATTAATGACGTTTTATCAATCATAGACAGTGCATCTTCAGGAATATGATCCCCAATGTTTTTACTCATTAAAACATTGTCTATGTTTCCTTTTATATCTTCTAATAATAACGCGGCTTTAGTTGATATTTTGCCGTTAAAATACAAGTTGTCGTTAATCGCTTTGCGCAAAACAGCCATTTCAGAAAAACTTGCTTTTCCCTGAGTGCTTCGCAAAAATATATCAATGTCTGTAGCCAATGGATCAGCAAGATTTCGCATTTCTGCGTTGTATTCCATTATTTTTGATTCCAAGGGCCTTACATTAAATAACTTGAATTTATTCCCTCTACCACCCGCAATCGGTGCCAGTATTTCATCAATAGCAGAAAAATTATCTGCCGCATCAGCCCCAAATTTAGAAAATGTATTTGTGATACGACCTAAAATTTCAGGATTCAAATCCACATTGTTTTTCATGGATTTTGATAAAACATCAACAGAACCATCTATAGCTCTTAGGTATGCTTGGTTGGCACTTTCTTGCAGCTTTTGAAATTTTACAAACTGGCTATCGCTGAGGAACATAACATCATCAGCTAACTGGCCTTTTGCGTCAGCGCGAACACCTTCAAGGAATTTATTTTTTTCAGCAAGCGCAAGCCCAAGGTTTCGTTCTCTACGATCTACAACTTTACCAGCGTTTTCCAAAAACTTTTGACCGTAGCCTAGTCGTTCTGCACCAAGGCTTTGCAGACTTGGTGTAAAATCTTTGTCTATTAACCTTCTAGCAACAGCTAAGTTTTCTTTGTTTACTTCCTCAAGAGCGCCTACACCTGACAACCTGCCAGCTACAGACTTGCCACCACCAATAACCTTGCGGCCTGCCCCGATCACCGCAGCGCCTATAAGCTCACCACCAGCGCCTATAGCGCCCTCTATGGCTACGTCTTTAGCTATATCGCCTAACCCTTGCGTCTGCACGCCTAACAAGCCCTCTATGGACTCTTCTAATGCTTGACCCAAAGCACCACCAGCGCCTGCGCCAACCACAGCGCCAAGGCCAAAAGAAGGACCACCACCAATGATAGCGCCTGCCACAGAACCTACAGTTTCTGGAACTATGCCTGCCAAGTCGGAAAAATCACGCATACTGAAGCCTTCATCTTCAATAACAAGATTTTTACCAATTGGCTCCATGCCGCGTTTTTCTTGGCCCTTCTGGGTTAATGAATATCTACCAGCTTTATCTTTAACAAATCCATCAGACCCGACTAGGCTTTCTAATATGGCTTCACGATCACCGTCAGTTTCCGCAAAAGACAACAAAGACCGTAGCCTACCATCTGCACCAGTAGTGTAATCAAAGTTTTCACGGTCACGGCCCTGTCGAATATCGACTAATTCTTTCAGGGTTTTTCCACTACCTAAGTTAGAAAAAGATAAAGACGCTGCTAAATCAGCGACCTCTTCATTGGGAGCGTTGGATTCTATAGCGCGATATGCTTTTAATTTCTGAGCGTCAGTAAATGACCCTGATTCTATACCGCGATATAAATTTAACTTTATCCGATCATCCAAATCCTACACTCCCTAAGTTCCAGCAAGACGCTGTTTTTCGCGCTTGGCTAGTTCCGCTACATCCTCTTCAGACATTGGGCCATCATCAGGGGCTACAGACCTACCTGTGTAACGATCCAATGTGTTTAAGGCGTCCAGAATATCACGTTCTTTCTTTATAATGATTGAGTTAAACAGGTCATTTAACTTAAATGTTATTTCGTCTGCTGTCCTTCCTGCGTCTAAATCACCCACAATTTGTGCAACTCTTGCACGGTCAGCATCCGAAATAGTTTTACCAGCTTCACCCAAAATTTCAGGAGCATTTTGTGCTTGCAATTTATCTAAGATAAATTTTAATTTTTGTGTTTCGGTAACATCTTCACGAAGGTTTACACCAAGAACTTCAGCTAAATTATCTAGTTTATCAACACTAAATCTAAATATATTGACGCCTTCTGCTAACTCCATACCAGTTATAAATTTTTCTTTTGCTATATTTATATCTCTAGCAGCGTTTTGCAGAGCTTTGTATGTTTCATCTCCTGTACCTACTAATTTGTTTTCCACGCCAGAATTAGGCAAAGCTCTCCAAGTTTCTATGGTGAACAAATCCCCAGCACCCTCGCCAAATAGCTCCATTTTTCTAGGGGTTTTTGTGTCATATAGCGATTTTGCTTCGGGTGTTTTCATAGCTTCTGCAACAATGCTTGTGTAGCTAGACCCCGGAAGTATATCAAACTTTTCTGCAAACTCTGGGTTCTGCATAAGTTGTTGCAGTTCGCCTTTGCTAAGTGTTTCAAGACTGCCTTTGTTTTGCAATATAGATGAAACGGTGCCAGCAACACCATCACCCTTTGGTACTACAAAGTATTGGCTTAAAGCCGACATTTCTTTTTTGGCTGCTTCACGCTTAGTTTTATCTGATGACTCTGCCTCTAGCGCATATTTACCCGCAGCAATAACATTGTTACGCGCCTCTGCTTTAGCCGCAGTCAGTGCAGGCAGGGCTTTCTCACCAGCTTCGCCCACAGAACTTAACATTCTGCCAACGTTGAAGCCTTTACCAGCGCGGTTCTGCATCATGGACAGGCCCATAGCCATTAACGCTTGGCTAGTGTCGGGCTTGCCACTTATGTCAACGCCAGTGGCTTCCGCAAACTTTTTCTTGTAGGCTTCAATGTCACCCACTTTTGGAAGCTGACCTTCTGCGCCTTCTCTAGCCTGTGATATGTAATCTGTCATTGCTTGAGCGAACAGTTGTTCGGCTGGGTCATCACTCATAGATGGCATATCCAAGCTGGCTTCGCGGTTTGCGTCAGCTAACTCCTGTTCTTTTCTTTTTGCAATAATCATATCTTGCGCTCTGGCTTCATCAGACGCGCCATCCCTAGCGGGTGTGCCTTTGTTTCTGCCAGAAGTTCCGGGCGTTGTTTTGGTTTTGCCTTTTTCAAACTTCGGGTCTGTTTCTAAAAATCTATTCTTAAAGTCATCACGGGATTCACCGGGTTTGCGCTCAAACATAATGTCAGGAATATCCGTAGCTTCAAATATACTATTATCAGTAATACCTTCAGCAGCTATAGCTTCAGCAGCAGCAGACGGGCTTGTTAAGTATTTTGTAGCAGATAAAGCAGCGTCTAACATAGGCGCTGGCAACCTACCACCTTCGCCGCTAAACATTCCCAAACCCTTTGTTATACCCTCTGTTAAGTCTTTAAATCCTATCTCTGGAAACCCGAACACATTGTTGAGAGAGTTTTTTTGCAAATCTTCAAGAGTTGTACCTTGAACCTTTTGAGGGACCATACCCAGACCCTGCGCCAAAGCCCCACCTTTTGTCTGAGGGACACCCGCACCTTCTATACGCCTGCGGATTATCTCGTTATACGGTGCGGAAATGTCAGCCATATTAAAGCCCTCAAGTACGTTGTTGGTTAATACCCGAAAGGGCTGTGTACGCGCCTATGCCAGCGATAAACGGGTTGGTTCCCGGCTGGGCAGGGGCTGTCGTGTATTGACTTGCAACACCCGCAGATGGAGTTCCTGATAGCGCACCGTAAGCGTAGTTGATTGGATACAACGCTTGCTCAGTGCCACGCATAGATTCTCTGCGCTGATTGTCCAAAACCCTCTGATCGTAGTCGCGCTGTGTTTGACCTAGCCCATACATAAAGCCCATGTCTGCGGGGGTCATGGCGCTATAAACCCGACCAACATCTGCGCTAGTTCCGCCCAATGTGCCGTAGGACGATCCAGCGTCTACCAGCTTAGAACCAAGACCACCGACTGTTTGACCTAATCCGCCTGTAAGTCTGCCGCCTTCTAAGTTGCGCTTTTGTTCGGCTTCAAACCCAGACATAGCTGCGCCTAAAGACTTGTCGTATCCTTGAGACATCATATTCGCTATGGTTCTGGCCCTAGCATCCTGAATATTGCCTTGCGTTGCAGCCGCCTGCACACCCGCTCTTGATCCGCCAAATGCACCAGCCCCCACTGCCTGTGCATTTAATTTCTGCATGGCTTGTGCGCCTTGCTTGTCGATCTGCTTCATTGCCTCGTCAATAACATCTTGCTTGTACGGGTTCATATAATCCGTAACAGCAGTTTTTGGATCAAAGGCTTCTGTACCGCTTTCAATGTACGTTGAGGCTTGCGGGAAGTAATCGTCATCTTCTGTGCCTAAAGCACCTTCAATCTCGCTGATGCCAGTATCCATAGTTTTAGATGCAGTAGGAAAATATTTGGCTGCTCCTGTAGCGTCTGTAAAATACGGTTGATACCTATCCATAAATGCCTGACGTTCTATGTCAGTGTCAAACGTATTGTAGATAGATTTTTCTAAATCTGTTTCAGGTGCGATTTTATACTGTGGTATTTTAAACAGGTCTGGATACGCTTCCGCGTCCACAAGACCGCCAGTGAAAACACCGCCCGACTCTGTGCCGAAGATTTTATCTAGTAAGGCTTGTTCACGCTGCTCAATATATTCTGGACGGCGCTGAATGGTTTCATAGGTTTCACTCATGTTCTAGCCTTTTTCTCTAGCGCATTTTGCATATCGTATGCTTTAGCAATACCTTGACGTTGGTTGCCATTGCCAAGACCTTTTATCGCGTCTTTCGTTAGTACGAACTCACCAGCCATTAGCATAGCGGGTACATCGTCTTTTGTGCCAGAGCCTTCGCTTGGCATAATCCCGCCGTTTCTACGTGGGAAATAGTCAGGCGTTGCTTCACCGCCGTCAGCTAATGTCCTCATGGTATTGATAGATGTTGGACTGCCAAATCCAAATGGACGATTGGCTCTTGCGATTATTTCAGCGCGTCCATCGTCTTCATCATCGTCACCTTGTATTTTTGCTAGTAGCTCTGCACCTAGACCAAACGCCAGTGCTTCACCTGCTTTGGTATTTAACAGCTTACCAAGGATGTTGCCTTCGTCCTTTAGGCTTGGGAATACAGATGATCCCAACTCGCCAATGCCCATTAGGTCTTCTTTAAACACACGTTGCGGCACGGGGGGCTTCACTGCGTCTATTGTTCTATCAACAGCATATTTACTAGCTTCAGCGCCAAATCCAGCAGAACCCGGACCATCAGCGCGTCCAACACTCTTTGTCACTCTCTTAGCCATATCAGCCATGTTTGCTTTATCTAGTGCTGCTTCAGACGCCATAGACGGTCCACCACTCGCCCCACCAAAGAGGTTAGCTATAGATGTACCCTTACCCATATAGCCGCCTATGCCTTCGCCTAGAATGCCACCGATCAAAGCCTCGCGCAGTCCAGCCTTCTTACCTTGCAGCTTACGCACTGCCAAAGAAGTCAACGCGCCTTTGACAGCGTTACTGCCAAGAGCCGTTGCAGCAAGAGAAGCTAACTGCGGCAAGAAAAACTCTGGCTGACCTGTGTTCGGGTTTATACTATTCTGCGGTGTACCAACCATATAGCGTCTAGGGTCAACGCCTTCTGACCTAATTGCAGATGCAATGCCTTGCGCCATCTGAGGGTTGTTCTGCATAACCTGACGCGGCACAACCATCTCGCCGGGTGCCACATGCGCCATGCGTGTATCGCCGTATCTGCCCATGTTCTGCATGCTGTTCATCATGTCGTAACCTCAGTTGTTTGCTTTTCTAGCATACAAACCCGAACATTTGTAGGGGTTATTGTTTTTTTTAAAAAAACTAAATTGTTCGGGTTAGTAAACATTTTCAGGAACCTGATTTAGATATTTTGGCACACAGTAAGCAACAACCCTGTCTTCTACTTCTATTCCGTGCGTACTGTACCTTTTAACGACTTCACTTGCCACCTTGTTACAGAAGTCAACACGGTGGAAATACATATCCTCACTCAGCAAGGTTCGGTCATCCCCATAGCCCAGATAGACCATAAGAACGAATACGTGCATATCACAGCATTAACTCAAAGTGCGGCGCGTCAATGAACGGTCTGCGCCCCTGTGAGCGCCTTATGTCTATGTAGCTGTTCATAGCATTCTCTGCGCTACCTTCCCACGCTCCAAGGTCATCTATCGTCCACGCAGCGCCCCAGCGCAGCTTTGCGCCCACAGCCTCTGCGCCTTCTTTCATAGCGTCTGCAATTTCATCATATAGGTTGAGTTCCCATCTACCACCATCGCAGTAAGCCATAAGATCAACAGCGTTACCGTCAATGTGTTTTGACTTCATGGTTTGCGAAGCCCCTTTTGCAACTAAAGCACGTTGTTCGTCTATTGTTCTCAACCCACAGATTACACTGAAGTCTTGTTTCGTAACGCCGATAGCGTATTTAACAATGCCGATCAGTCTTTCATCTACGCCTTCTAGCCTAGACAGGCTTCGTTTGCTTAACTTATATCCCATGATTATTTCCCCGCATACTTAGATATAGCGCGATTGCCAAACCAGAAAGCTAACACTGCACTCATCAATCCAGCCGTTTCGGTATCCCACATAAGTTCAACAGCCTGCATCCAATCACCGCCAGCTTGTGTGACCTTCACCATAATCACGACTTTTGTGGCAATGAATAAAGCAAAAAACATATAAGTGATAACGGGCCGAACGGACCCACGCAAGGCGTTGATAAAACTTCCAGCGTCGATAGAACTGTCATGTAAATACAACCCTTTCGTTTCCTCAATGTCAGCTTGTTTATCCAACTCAACCAGCTTCATCTCAGAACGTTTTTGCGCTAGTTCTGTTTCAATATGCATCATTTCTATACGATGCTTTTGCGCTTGGTTCGCCTTGAAGTAATTTAAAACCTCTGGCAGAAATGAACTGCCAAACCCTAGTAAGCTACCTAATAGTGTTATCATTTCTCTGACCCCAACCATACTGCAAACGCGCCTGTCATAGCGCCGGTTACAACAGAAATTAGACTTGCCTGCTGTGTAGACAAATCGGGTTGTGTAAGCGCCCACTCAATGCACCGAACATAAACTACTGTCATGGTGAACATCATAAAACGTGGCAAAAGTTTGTATTCTAGTATTTTTTCAAAAGCGTTTGTCATTCAAAGCCCCCTTGCAAGCCTTCCATTATTTCCTTAACAGTCGGACGCCGCTTAGTATCGGGTGAGTATCGGCATTGGAACTGTCTTGGACACTCCTTAAAACTAAAACTCGGATAGTGATAACCTATCGTATTATTTGGCCCTTTGTAAATACAAACCATTTCATTCTGTATTTTAGTGCGTTTAGCCAACTGACAAGTTACAAAATCAGGACTAACCAAACCAGCTACAATTGCAGATGCAATTAACATCATGTATCTACCCCAACTTTACGACAAGTGAATTGCCCTGAAGCGGGTATCCCTGACATTATCATTATGTTTTCTACAACAGAACTGCCTTTTTGCATACCTTCAATTAAACATTCGCCTTTTGTTTCAAAGCGTTGATTGTTTTCCAACATAAATGAATCGCCGTTTATAAAAACAATAAGAAAATATAGAACCCAGCTATCCATTACTGGGTGGCTAGGACAATTAAATACATGCCACCACCAAGAACACTAATTATGCCTAGAGACAGTCCAGCTATGGCTGCATTATTTGCCAGTTGGCGTTTAGCTTCCATAGCTGCATATATGGTTTCTTCCCGTTCTTTTCGTATTTGCCTACGCATACCTAGCATTTCGTCGTAAGTGCCTAATCCAAAACGATAATCTAGCATGAATTTAATTTCTTTTTCTTTTTCAATTAATGTTTTTTTGCGGACAATAATGTCCATTGCTTCCTTTTCTATGTTTTCAGTGCCATGTGTTTTTTTGTCTAGCCAAGTGGGGTTTTTACGTTGGGACTCAGCGCGTGTAATATCTGCGACTGCGCCATACCACGTTCCTAACTGCTTGCTAACATCTTGAATCTCACGACCCGCGCCAACCAACATTTTGACACCCTTAAAGGCGGCGTTAGCTGTGGCAAATGCTGTGATTGGGTCTATCATCGCGAAACAAAGCTCCTAACCCATTTTTATAAGTATGGTCACAAGCATTAACATGATAGCGCCTGAAGCTGCCATTAGCGTTGTTTCAAGTCGCTTAACCCGAACAAATAATTCTTTAAACTGGATTCTGACTTCTGTTTGCAGCGCAACCATATCTTTTTCCAACTTGTCTATTCTGCTATGTGCAGATTGTAATGTTCGTTCATCTGTCATGCTGTCACCGTTACCGTACCAACTTGCCCCGTTCCCAATACACCAGCAGCATAAGGCTGATGAGCAACAGGAACCCTTAAAACACCATCTACAACAAAAACAGTGCCATCTTCTAAACCCGAATCATTGTTCGGCAAGTTCGTAAAAACTTGTGTGGTATTTCTACCAGCGCCGGGGTTTTGCATTTGCTGAATATACAGAGCAAATGAACGTACCAAGCTATCCATATAAGCTATAGAATACTCAGTTGGCGGCTTTCCAAAGAAAGGTTTGGCTAAATTTCTTGACATTTATCTTCTGCCATCTGGTCTTATTTCAACACGCGGCGTTCCTAGTCTCCATGTTTCACCTAAATTTGACGATTGTATTTTAAACGCAAAACTTCGTCCACGTATTCTAACGTAAAGCTGATCTGTGAACTCTTCCACAGTGGTAGAAACTTCTTTAGTTACGTTTTTACTGTTAGACTGTAGATACGGACCACCGGGAAAGTTTCTAGCTTGTACTGTCATAACGGCTGTTGGCGTAGCTTCACTAGAATTTCTAAACGTTAAGTCTGGTATTATCTTGCTGATAAAGACAAACTTGTCGCCCTCACCTATAGTCATTTGGCTGCTTTCAATGCGTGAAATAATTGGACTAACAGGATTAGTGCTACCATCATCAAACCCGAACTCATGTGTATAAAGGTAGTTATCACCACCAGCGGCTGTTGGGTTAGAATCAATACCTCTATCCTGCCAAAATGTTCGGCTTAGATTTCCAAAATACCAAATGTTTTGACCATAATTATATACAACATATCTGTCGTTATCTGAACTTGTTGATGAAGGATAAAACCACCAAACTTCTGTAAAGGCAGTATTTGATCCTGCACAAACCTTTTCACGTTGAGAATCATTAAAATCATTAAACACGTAATCTTTTACAGAACATGGTATTACTTTAACCCCACCATCATAAACATAAAACTCTGATAGCCCCATCCAAAACACTGAATCTTCAATGCTAACAGTCGAGAAAGAACCAGCAACAGTAATATTGTTTGAAACCATATTTACGCCATAAGTAAGTGGCGGTCCTAAAAATTGCAGAGAATAAACAGACGTATCTGTTAAAACAATAATTTGTTGTTTTGTTTCAACAGCAGTTACTATTTCAGAGCCAGAACCTAGCACTAAATCTCCCGCAGAATTTGTTTCTTCTGTTTTCCAGACAGTTAAACTTTCAGCCCTGCTATTCACAACAGAACTAAATCTAATCAACATTGGGTCTTGAGTTCCAATGCTGGTTTCTGGATCACAGCCAAATACTATTGTGTGCGCGGCTTGATCTGAAACCATAACTTGCTTTGCTACAGTTGGCGCGAAGCCATCTGTGCCTGCCAAACTAGATAAAGGGACCGCTCTTGATGTAAGGCCAGAATCATAATCCCAATAATAAATATTTCCATTATGTGCGTTTATAAGAAGACTTTGACCAAAGTTGTCTTGTGTCCAGCTTCCCAACGCCTGCCCCGCAGCACTAATACTAGCAGATGAGTCCCAAGTTCCGCGACTCCAACTACCCGCCCCCCAGCCAGTGCCAAATACAGAAGTGTCCAGACCAGAAGTTAAAAGATATGTTGCGGTTACAGTTCCACCGCCGTTTGTATCCGAGGACGTAGAATAAACGTTTGTAGGGTTTAAGCCGCCAGAAACAGTAATAGATTGTATTGTAGATACTGTTCTGGCCTCAACTTGGTAGTTGCTGCCATCTATAACCGCCGTTATTTCATATTCTTGATTTAAAACATTGGCTACAATATTGCCGCCTAAAGAAGTTGCGTTGGAAAATATTACAAAATCTCCGGGTGAAGCCAAGTGATCTGCATCTGTGACTTTAAACGTACAGCTAGAAACAGATGCGTTACCCGCATGCGTTGCTGCTGTGGTTCCATCTTGCCCCCTAGAGCAGCCTGTAAGAGTGTCAGCGGACGTTCCTGTATAGGTTATAACTTCGGAACCTATTTTAATTCTGCCAGAAGGCGCAAATGCTGTTGCTGCTGAGTTATTTGTAAGACGAATAACTGTATCAGTTGGTAAAACTTGTGTGTTATGAAGCGTTGTGCTTCTAGCAGTAAACGGGTTTGTAAGCGTATCTGTTCTGTCTATAGGTGTAATGTCATAGAATGTTTCACCGTTATTTATGTAAAACTTTCTGTTGGTTCCTATGCCTAATAATTTAGTGCCATCAAGTGCGACCCAAGAATGCAAAGACCTACACGTTCCTATAAACGCTTCGTTTGACCTTTTTACCCAACCACCAATTTTTTCTGGAAAACCAGCGCGAAAACGCACTTTATCACCATCGAACCAACCACCTTCATTGCTGTAAGATGTAGTTTCTTTATTGACTCCTGACCTAAATTTTAGCTTGCTTAACGCCATAGAACACCTTCGATTTAGCCAGTTCTTTCAGGCACTTTACAATATTTAATACCATCTGGCTACACGGTATCTATCAGCTAGGCTCAACGGGCCATGTAAACGTAAACGGCCAACCTTCAGCCAATGGAATGTCTCTGAGTGCCTGTCTATATGCTAGTTGTTCTGCCGTCGCAGGATAGTCAGCCAATCCCCAAGTGTCTGTTTCGGCTAATTTTTCATCTCTAACAGTTCGCCAATACATATTTAATCCTACAGCTTCGTCTTCAATACTCATTTTATTAACTCCAACTTTGAATTGTAACAGCGTTTGCACTAAGGGTCGCATTGCCTTGCTTGTTATATGAGTCATATATACCCCAAAGCACCCAAAAAACTTCATTCGGTTGCATGAGTATTGGGAAAGAATAACCCGCCGAACCAGACGTATTCTTCCCCACCCCAGCAGATGAATTTCTTGCCATATTATTCCAAGCAGTTAAGCTGCTAGAACCAAACTTAAGTTCCATACCCTCATTCAGTATTTTTGTTTGAGTGTTTGTCCCACTTGGAACGCCTTTGTAAAAATGCAAACCTTTATAGATATAGCCTGTGCCGCTTAAACTGTTAGCAGTAATTCCTGTACCTATACTTACCCGAACCCAGAGTATCTTTGGGTCAGTTGTAGTAATAACAGAACTTTGTGCAGCGATATTCCCAAATGTGCTTATAGTATTGTAGGCGATTTCATTGAAAGCGGTTCCGTTAGATGGTCCAAAACCATCTGCTATTGTTTGATCTGACGATGGGCCAGAAACTGATTCATATGTCAGTCCACCAGCAGCAGCTTCAGCCCAAGATAGGTCGTTAGCACCTGCGGTTAAAACATAGCCTGACGTACCTTTAGCCAACGCTGCAGCCACACCTGATGAGTTGCCTACTTGTATAGCACCCCTAGCCAACGCGCCCACAGACGCGCCTGTAGCTGTTATAGAACCCGCAGCAGCAATATTTACTGTACCATCTGCGACTGATGCCACCGTAGCGTCAGCGCCGTTTTTAATTACAACGTCTGTGCTGCTACCATCGCCCTTTAGGATAAGGCCGTCAGCCGTGGTGTTGGTAATCGAACCCGTCGAGAACCCTGCTAAATCTCTGGCTTTGGTCATAGTTATTCTCCGTTGATTTTATTTTTATCTATAAAGTCAGGATCAACGGGCCAAGTAACATTTGCGGGAAATCCAGACTGAGCGGGTATGTCCCGCAGTGCTTGTCGATAAGTACGCCACTCGTCTGTGATGCGGTCAGCTAATGCCATTGTGTCCGATAGTTCAAGGAGTAAATTTCTATTCTCTCTAACTATATCAGATGCGGTTTTGACAGACATTATAATTTCCCTACGTTAAGATAAATTGAAGATGAAGACAAAGCAATGCCCAAGGCTCCAACTCCATCTACTCCAGCAACACTAAGTGACGATGAACCAGAAGTTAATGCGTACGTCTGACCAGTTGTTAGCCCACTTACTGACGTATTAATTCCACCAGCAACCGTAACCTTTCCTGTTGCCCCATTTGATATGTTTTCCGCTGCAATACCTACAAACGCTGGGGAGGTTGCATTAAGAATGCGAACATTAGTTCCATCAGCATTTACCAGACTACCCGTATCAGGGTCATAAACGGCGGCGGGGTAGTAGTCACTTTTTCCTATACCCCATTGAACCTTTTGCGATATTGGTGCAAAGGTAATCTCTGCAGCACCTACGGACACTTCTAAAAGAGTATTAGCAGTCCCTGCAGTTTCATGATACTGTAAGTATTGTTTATCACCAGCAACGATTAAATAGGTATTGCCGTCCCCCATCGATAAAGGAGTGCCAGTATCAAGCCGAACTCCACCAGTATCCGCAAGCGTAATATTTGTGCCACTAACTGTTAAAATGTAATAGTAAAAATAAGAGCCAGCATAGCTGCTGATAAGAACTGTTTTGTTAAGAGAGGGTATATACGTTAGCTGGGGATGTGGACCGCTACCAGTAAGTCCAGTGCCATCAACTTCCGACCCACCACTAACGCTTGTTCCGCTGATCGTTAAAGTTTTCATAGTAATCTTGAGTTCACCCGATATTTTATAAGCCATGATAAATTTATTTGCGGTAGAATCAAAACACAATGCAGTACAATCTGCTGAAGAATTACCTACAGATACTTGTGCTTGTGTCCCAAGGGAAACAGTTGTGCCGCTGACAGTTCCAACGCGGCCATAAATTACGCCCCCATCATAAACGAAAAGAACTTTTTGTGCATTACTATCGTAATCAACTTTAACATTATTTGTTCCAGATGACCTTAGTGTTACAGGAGTACCAAACGAAAGGCTTGTACCACTAACTGTTACAACCACCGCCATTGCGTAATTATTGCCGGAATTTTGATTATAGGTAACTACAGTCTTTCCAGAATTAACATCATAAGCGGCGTCCATATCTATCGCTGTGGCGCTAGTAGTAGCGGCAGTTCCAAATGAAATTTGCCCGTTAGCAATAGTTCCAACTCTGCCATAAAGATAGTTGCTAGTACCTCTAAAAAACAATAACACTTTGTCATTAGCAGTATCATAAACTAACGCAGCACTATCTGACGCCCCACTCCCCTGTGCCACAGCAGCTTGCAACTCTGCTTCCGCTACAGAAACTGTCCCACTAGAGGTCAATCCTACTAAATTACCCGCTGAAATAGCACCTGTAGCAGTAAACGTCTGTTCACCACCACCGCTTGCCGCCACAAACGATAAATCGGTGCCATCAGATGTTAGAACTGTTCCCGCAGCACCTTTT